GGAGGTGTGGCCGAGTGGTTTAAGGCAACGGTCTTGAAAACCGTCGACTGTAACAGGTCCATGAGTTCGAATCCCATCGCCTCCGCCATCTTAAGTACAACAAAGCCCTGATTATTCGGGGCTTTGTCGTTTCTGGGATCCTGAAAAATTTCTGTCGTGCCAGATGCGTTCCATAACTTTTGTGGACGCGTTCCATAACTCGACCGAGTTTTCCCCTCTCCGGCGTCCTGCCAATCGTTAAAACACTCTTCATGTAACACGGTGCTACGCTGATTCCTTGGCTGCCAAGGAAACCAAAAATGCCCAACTCAGACCTGCTCCCTTCCCTTCTCTTCAAAATCAACGAAAACCAACTTGCCCTCGAAGCCGCCATCATGGAGTTGTCGAACTGGGTCGAACAACGCGGATCGGCAGACGTCGCCGAGAATGTGCGCGGCGCGCTCTGGGCGATCGACAAGAACGAAGAGTTCATCAAGATGACGCTTGCAGTGCTGATGACGCCCGACTGACGAATAGACGGCCAGAAATATCGTTCGGAGATATCTAGGAAAACGACTAGGAGGCGTGAGGGTCAAATGGACTTCATTTTCGATTTGATAGCTCATCGTGTTGGCGTCTACGTACTGAGCTTCTTGAGTGGCGGCCGCTTCAAGGGAGAAAGTGGTTTTGCCTGGGGCTGGGCAGTTGTCGTCGGCGCGCTGATTCTGATCTCTCCATTCGCAGCATTCATAGCCTTGCTCATCTACACCAGTGGCCCGTGAAGTGATGTCTCGCATGGGTCAATAACCGCAATTCGCGACAGGCGCCAATCGGCCAAAAAGCTGACGGTACCTACAGGCAGCAATCGGCCAATAGCTGCCATTCGCGAAAGGCTGCCTTCGGCCAAAAGCAGACTGTCAGCAACCGATTGCAAATGCTCATTGGCCGGTTCAGGCCTTTCTCGACCACAATAAAATGGCAAAAAAAGCCAATGCTTGATTATGAAGCAGTTAAATCCAGAACATTTACTAAAAGAAAATGTACATGAAGAAGCTGAGTAATGATTTCAGTGGAGCACTCCGAACGTTTGCGTACTACATGGCAAGTGGAAGCCACTACATGCTTGAAAACGTGGAGTACATCGACATTTATGGCTCTGAGCCGAGTGCAATTGAGATGGTCTTCGCGATATTCGCGAACGTCATAGAGATGGACAGTGAAGGGAACGTGCTCAATTTCACCTACGCCCAAAGGAGAGCGACTGACTACTTAAGGTCATACTGCGACCCATCTTTCAAAGTAAAGCCGCCTCTTGAGGACTGGGAAACTGAGTTATATGGGCCGCCCTCACTCGGACGCTAAGACATTGATTTAGCTCGCAGACACGAGGGCCGAATGGCAGCTATTGGCCGGTAGCGGTCGCTTGCAAACATCCGCTTCTGGCCGAAAGTAGCCGCACAGCTGCAGTTCGTCGCCTCACCCTCGCCCACCTGCCTCGCCTGCATTACTGTACATGCATACAGCTTTTGTACAGCGAACCCTGCAGCATGAATTTCGACCAGGCAAAAACCCTACGGCTCCAGCGATGGCGCGCGACTCTCGAAGATCAGGACTTCCGTATGCAAAACCCAGAGGGGCATCGGGAAACCCTTCACGAGATGGCATCTGCGCTCCGCGATGAGGGCCTGATCGACCAGCTTGAACAGTTCGATATGAATGACATGGCAGACGCCGCGTACTGGCATGCCGTCGAGGAGCTGCAGAACTCGCCCGGGCACTACCGCGGCGCCTCGACCTATAACGTCGTTCAGATCGACAACGGGAATCTGCTGGGCACTATCAGCCGGTCAATATTCAACTTCGAAAGTGATGAACCGCGCGGCGCTTCCTTCGCCTACGACGGCAAGGTCTACTCTGACGCGGATGGTGTGCGGCTGACTCTGGGTCTTTCTCCGAAGATTGGACGGATTTCAGGCCTGGTGATGGAAATGAATGGTCGCCGATATCAGTTGGTAGAGACCGAACGAATGATCGCTGGCGTAACGCACGGACCAATTACCGACGCCGATGCTTACCGAGCGCTTATAGATGCAGCGCAAGTCGCGCATGAAGAACGGAGTCTGCGCGCCTTTGAAAAGTTGCGGCCGCACATTGAGTCGGCAGCCTTCTGCATGTGCCCCGCCTGCCTCGATCGCTTTGATGCCCGTGAGGATTGTCCGACCTGCGCAGGAAAAGGTTTTGTGACGAAGTCGGTGCCAGCGGGTCTACGGTGAAAGATCGATGCGAGGAACTGGCAATGTGCGGACGACTTACCCAGTACAGTGGCATTCATGACTTCGTGGAGGCGCTCAGCATGCCGAACGCCTTGATCAGCACTGTCAACGAACAACCACTGGAGCGCTATAACGCGGCGCCTACGTCTCAGCTCGCGCTGTTTCACCAAGAGGGTGAGTTCCTCCACGCCGATATGGTGCGGTGGGGGTGGCGTCCGCACTGGGCCAACGACCGCGCGGCACCAATCAACGCCCGCGTAGAGAAAGTTGCCCACGGGCCGTTCTTCCGTGCGATTTGGCCGCACCGTGCGATCATCGCGATCAACAACTGGTTCGAGTGGGTTGACGAAGGTGGCCCGAAAAAGCAGCCCTACTTGATCCGGCACCGGGATGGCTCACCCATTCTATGCGCCGCAATCGGCCAATACCCTAGTACCGAGCATGATCCCAGCGAACACGACGGCTTCGTGATTATCACCGCAGACAGCGCCGGCGGGATGGTCGACATCCATGATCGGCGGCCGGTAGCGCTAGCGCCTGAACTTGCACGTGAATGGCTGGATCCGGCCACGCCGAAAGAGCGCGCCGAACAGATGGTGCTGCACCAGGGCGAGCCGACAGAAGTTTTCGAGTGGTTCAAGGTTGACCAGGCGGTGGGGAATGTCCGCAACCAAGGTCCAGACCTAATCAAACCGGTCGGATGATCAGCTCCGTGTCAGAGTCTTCAGGCGCTCCACCAGCGCTGCTTCAAAAATGATGTACAGCCGTTCAGCATCACCGGTGCGCAAAGCGCCGCTGGTTTCCATTCCAAGCACGAAGCCATCGGCTCGCGCTCCCGCCTTCACAGCGATAATCATCGAATCTGCCCGGACAATCTGCGCCAGCAGCCGATCCGCTTCTCTCTGCATCCTCTCGCTCAACACCACGCCTTCCAATTCAGCCACCTATTACCTTCACTACGACATCCAATACATGACGGAAAGAACTACTGAAACCCAAATAATCGTCATCAAAATTGAGTAGCCCGCCAGTTGCTTGTCCATGTTCGCCATTCATCCCGTCCGAGTCTAAATGATGGTTCACAGCTTGCGACCTCGCAAGAATGGCGCCGCGCCATCACTGCTGCAGATTCTTCACATACGCCTGGCAAGCCTGCAGCGCGATCAATCCACGGTCGCCGGTGTCGGTGATGGCGATAATTCGTTGAGCATGCGCCGGGTCAAGTCGGGCGCGTACGGCTGCATGATCCACGCCGCCGGCGCCGGCGGTGGCAGGCATGTCGCAGCCTTTGGCAACGTCGGTTGCGTCGAGGAGGACGGACAGCCGCAGATCAGAAGTGGCAAGGCGATCACGCAGGCGATCTTGGTCACGTTGGGCATCAGTCATTTTCCTGAAGTGGGTTTGCTCGCTGGCCGAAAGCTTCTGCTCGAGCGCCATCCGCTTATCCTGCTCGGCCTGCTGCGCGGTGGCGGCAGCTTGGGTGAGCTGATTAAGGGTTTCGGTGTGCAGCTTGGACTGCTCGGCCAATTGCCGGCCGTAGCGCCACTCCTGAAACTGCCAGGCGCTGCCGAAGCCGGCGAGCACCAGCGTAAGAGCGCCCACCGTTTTCCAAGGTACGACCATCACGGCACATCCCTGAAGAACACGTGACCACCCAACTTGAGCGTCTGCTTTGCCTTCGCCGCCCAGGCCGGGGCCTTGATACTGGTGGCGTAGTAGTGCGTGGCACCGCCGGTAGGATCGGGCACTTTCCCATCGATCACCTGGTCAGCCGCGATCCGACACTGCGCCAGCTCGCGGAACGGAATCTGCTTCACGCCGATCAGGAACTGATAGTTCGGATCGGTCTTGTTCCAGCAGCTGAACTGGTACGGCTTCTGGCAGACGCCGGCATAGCCTTCGCCCCACCACGACTTATCCCTTCCATCGAATACGCGGTTTCGGATCGTCCAAGCGACGGCGATTTGCCCCGCAGTGCCTTCACCGCGAGCCTCCCCCCACAGCGTGCGGGCGAGGATGTCGCGGTCTCTTTCAGTGATGGTCATATTTTTCTCCAGACAAAAAAATACCCGCTCAATGGCGGGTATCAGGATTCAGGCGGGGTCGGCCAGTCGGGCTGTTCAGGCCAACCGGGGCGTTCTGGTGTTTTGCTCAGCGCAATCAAATATCGCTTCCAAGACTTCCAGATGGCCCGGTCTTCTTCACTGACTTCGTCGATATCGACGGCGGCTTGCAGTGGACTGATCTTTTCGTCGGCAAACTGCCGAAGCTGATTGGCAGTACTCTGAGATGAGCGAACCGCATCAGCTTTCTGGGCCGCCTCAACCAGCCAGTCTGGCAGTGTTTCGACATAGGTTTCATCAGGCGCCAATTCATGCTCGGGCCCGACAGCGCGCCAGCCTGTCTCAGTGATCGCGTATCCCATTTATCTATCCATCCCATAGCCAGCAACATCGAAAGTGGCAGCCCCACCAGTGGTTGAGTTCCAGAAAGAAAACTGTCCACCGCTGTCTAGAAGAATCGTCATCGGCACTTGCGAGCCGGCTGAGACCCGGTTGAAAACCGCGGCGGCATCTCCCGGGAGCCCCAAGAACAAAACCGGGGTTCCACCTTGTACTGCGATGATCGCGGCGGTTTGAGTAGTTAGAGGAACCATGTCACGAAGAGATACAGTCGTCGGTGCGGTCTGGTTGGCGCCGGCGACGACCCGGAATGGTGCCGCAGATAGAAGCGCTCGGTAACGAGCAATCCCCATCGAATCGATCTGAAAACTCTGCATGCCAACACCAGCGTTCGATTTCACAGCAAACACGAATCTACGGGAGGTATCGCCCGTTTTTGTTCTTGCCGTGCCCGAATAAGGCGCAGCGGGAGGCGTAGTCACCAACTCCAATGCCGGCGTTCCTGCATTGTCATAGAGGTACAAGTAGTACCAAGTGTTGGATGTGAGTGACAGACCCGAAAGGGTCAGAGCGGGTTGCACAACAAGAGGCTTTCCTAAGCTTGGGATGTAAGCCGCTCCCGGTGAAAGCGTCAGGGATGTGGACGAATTCCATTGAGGAATAAGCCCTTCTATGTATCCGACTGATACCCCTGTACCAAATGCCGCCTTCCCTGCCTGAAGCTTGCCGATGGCAACCAGCAATGAGTCTGTCGCCTCGACTGGTGTTTTAACCCCCAAATCAAGCCCCGTCAGAGTGACAGCTCGTACAGTTGCTGGAGTCGCGTATTTGTTTGTCACACCCTCCGGAAGCCCATCAGCGTTCGTCAGACTAAGGGACGCCCGCACCCCGGCTTGCGTGGGATCCTCTCCCAGAACTGCCAATACGCCACCGAACTGATTCTTCAAACTATTGAAAGCATCGGCCAGTAATTTCGCATAACCCTGCACGGGCATGATCGCGTAGGCCGATCCACTTACAGAAACGCCTTTATACGCAGGAATGATCGAAAGCTGGGTCGGACTGGCGATGTTTCCGATTTCATAATTCAATCCATCAGGCCCAACAAACGCATCACCAACCCGGGCATTGGCCACGAAATCCGCATTCGTTCCTACGACAGTCGTTGATCCGCTGGTGACGGCGACTGTTCCCCCTCTGAGCCAAGGCATGGTGTTTCCTTTTTTTAGTCGATAAAAAACCCGCTCATCGGCGGGTTGTTTGTGGCTTAGAGCGCGCGCATGGGCCTAGCGGCGAATGTAGTTCTGCCGTTTTTGGCAGTACCTCCCTCCGAACTCACCACTGCACCGACGTAGCCATTGAGTGTGGTGCGAACTCCAGCATGAAAGCCGCAAGGCGTTTCCAGTGTTGTGTTGCCGTTGTAAATTTTCCCCCCAAGTAATGTCGAAGCCAGGAAGTAATCGTCGTAAGAGCCAGTCCACGGCATTTGATATCCGCTCCAGTAGACCCCGGATACCTCTCCCCCGCGGTTGTCCAACGACCACCCCTCATTGATGGGGAAACCTGTCATCACCAGAAGATTGTCCGCACCGACAAAAATCTGCTCATTCGCAGCATTGCGTAAACGCAGATCGTATTCATTGGGTGACGACGTTGAGCGGAATGTAGCGACTAGCCATCGCCCGCTACAGTCAGTACTGTTGAAGGGTGCCATCAGATGCAATTTGAAATAGAACCCGGTCCAGTTGCCGGGACCGCCGGTCTGCATCAGCGTGTGATACATGCCATGGTTGTTCGGATTCAAGAACACATGCGGCGCTTCAGGGGTTGTTATCGGTGTCGGGTAAGTGATCACCGCCGTGGTGATGGTTGTCTGTGAGGTCGGAGTTTTCCCTATGGCGTAGCTGCCAGATGCCGCCACGTTTAAGACTTTATTGTCGCTGTCTATCTGGAAGAAATTCTGGCCGTTACGTGACCTGAATCCATAGTCCATGCCACCTCCTATTGGTAAGTCAGAATAAACACGTTGAGCACCAACCCTTGCCCACGCCGAACTCTGAGCTGTCCTGCCGACCAGAACACAGCGGGCAATACGGCAAACTCATTCGCCTGGCTCGCAAGGGTCACGCATACAAACGACTGAGCAGTGATCTCCGGCATGCTGATAAAGCTGGTGAAGTCGCTGGTTATGGGCGGAACGGTGACTTGCCTGGTCACAATCGACCGTACGGTCATCGTTGACGACTCAAGCGTAACCCGCCCCATCGCGTCTTTTGTTCTCGCACCGTAGTAGTCCATCACGTCATCTTCCCGAGCGCTGCGCGTTCGATGTAATTCAAGTCGTAGACGTAGATGCCGTTGTTGTTCAGCAGCGTGTAACCGGTGCTGGACTGGCCACGAAGCGTGAACGTGCCAGCCGGGATGTTGATTTCCAGCAGCGGCAACCCTTGCGAGTTGAGAGCCGCCGATCGAAGCGTCATACCCAAGACCAGTTCCTTGATGAAGGCTTGGCTGATGATTGCGGTGTTCATGAATACCTGACCACCCTGCACCACGAACGGTGCAATCATCTGCCCACTCACCTCGTCCAGAATCGCAAAGCGCTGGGCGAACGCGAGTATCTGCGACTCTTGCTGCTCGCCCTCCACACCAATGGCCAAGCCAGCCATGACGGTTCGACCGCCGACGGTGGTGGACGTCTTGATCGTCGTCAGCGCTGAAACCTTGCCGTTCAGGCCGGCGACTACGGTGCTGGCTATCTCAGCCTTCGCCGTGGCATCGCTGGTTTTCGCGGTGAGCGTGTCGATCTTCTGGGCCGTCGCTTCCTTGTCGGTCGCAACAGCAGTCGATAGCGACGTGACGTTTGCGGCGTTCGTTTCTACGGCAGCATCAAGCGTAGTGATACGGGTTGCAGACGCCCGATTTTCCTCCGCCCGGACTTTGTCATTGTTCACGATGCTCGCTGTGTTTTGCCAACCGTGGAGCGCATCGGCCATTGCGCCCTCTCCATCATCTTCACGCCAAGCAGCTTGAAGCGCCTGCATCGTCGATGCCTGCGCCGAGACCTTGCCATCTAGGGTTTCGATCTGTATCGAATGCTTTTGAATTTGCAGAGCCATTGCATTGCTTGTTTCGGCAATGGTGCCCATGTCGTACCAGAACTCGGCATTCGGCGGAGGCGTTTCAACCGGAACAGCCTTGATGGCCGAAAATAGCCGACCATCAAGCCGAACCACTTCACCCTTTCCGTAAGGTTTTGCTGGGTCGTAAATCATCGCGTCGGTGATTTCGCCGATCAGGTCTTCAAGCTCTTGCTTAGCCTGCTCTAGTCGTTCATTGACCGAGCCCTCGCCATCACCGGATATCTTGCCGATCTCCTTGAACAACTGGTCGCCCAACGCAGATTCCTGAATCTTGCCGAGGAAATACTGCTCATACTCGGACTGATCGATGCTCACCTGTCCATTGACTCCATCGGCCGCAGGAAACCATGGCCCGATGTTTCCGATCCGGTCCACCAGTCGACCCCAGAAGAACAAGCTGGTACCTGGCACGATGTTCTGCATCTCATGGTTCGATTGCGGGTATGCGAAGTCAGCCAACTTCACGGCGGTAGCCAAGTCGTTGACCTTGTTGTTCCAGATCTCCGTGCGCTGAGTGTCTTCCGCACCAGGTGGAAAACCCCAATCCAGACCGATACCGTAAATTTTGCTGGTCGTCTTGAGGTAAGCCAGCGCCGGCGGCAAGCCCTGCTTGCCACTGATATTGGTCAGGATCGAGTTGCGCCACGGCGATGTGATATCGAACGCACTCACCGCGCGAACGCGGGCCACGTAGGCGCCGGCATAGATTCCGACCACGTCCACGTTGGTCATTCCGGTGCGCTGTAGCTTGATCCAGTTGCCGCTGTCCTTGCGCCATTCGATGTCATAGCCGACTGCGCCATCCACGGCCGGCCAGCTGATGGTCATGGTGGCAACGGCCAGCCCTTGCACGACCGATGAAGTCGACGTGAGGGTGACGCTCGCCGGAGCCGGCACCACAGTGATCGGGATCACGCTGATCGGGCGCTCTTCCAATCGAGCGCCGGTATCGATATAGGCGAACTTGCTCGGTTCAAATTGCAACGCACTGATTTCGAAGTCGCCTTCAGTCGTGCGTTTGGTGCGCAGCACCCGGTACAGCGGGATTGCCAAATCATCGGCGTCGAGCGCCCATTGCAGTTGCGCAACCGGTGGTTCGCTGTAGGCAACTGTGACGGTCACGGCGCGGCCGTTGACGCTCTGCACGGTACGCCCTTCGGCACGGCCGCCTGGCAGGTTGATGATCAGTCGATCGCCGGCTTTGGCCTGGGTATCGCGATCGAGCGTAATCACCCGCCCCGCCACTGCCGAGATCCGGCCGCCGACTTCACGACCAGCCAGCAGCGAATCCGCCACTGGGATGATGTGGCCGGGCAGCGGGATTACGCCTTCCATGCCAGTCTTGAACGAGACGGTGCGGTCTTGGTTGTTGCTGAGGATCGCCCACTTGCCTCGACGCTGTGCCTCGGAGGCGCGGGTGCAGCCAATGGCGCTCAGCTCGGTCGGCCGGTCGCCGTAGCGGCGTTGCAGATCCAGGTCAGCGAACGGGATGACATCGGTGTCGTAGTTGTTGGCCGGGTTGTCGTAGCTCACCAGCGCCCGGGTGTAACGGGTTTTCGCCGAGGCGCTGCCATAGGAGAACTTGCCGTCGATGACGTTCGACCGGGTGAACACGTAGTCGAAGTCCTGAGCGCGCGGCATGTCCGCCTGCATTACCAGCTGCCCCTGCGCCCAGTACGTCATGCCCCGATAAATCGCCGAGATATCTCGCAACAGCGACCAAGCATCAGCCTTGCCCTGCAAGTTCATGTCGCAGAGGAAACGCGGTTCCTGGCCGCCCAGCCCGTTCGGCACCAGTTGATCACAATACTGGGCGATGCGGTAAAGCTCCCACTTGTCCACCATGAAAGGCTTGATTCGCTTGCCCAGGCCGAAACGGTCTTCGGTGCACACGCCGTAGGTGATCCACGCTGCGTTGTTTGTCCACGCCGACTTCATTGATCCGTCCCACGTCCCGGTGTAGGTGCGCATGATCGGGTCGTAGTTGCTCGGTACCATCCAGCGCCGTGCCTTGCACTTCACGGTCACCGCCGGGATGTTGGTGAATTGCTCGGCGTCGAACTCGATGTAAAGCAGCGCGGTGTTCGGATAGCGCAGCTTGGCGTCAATCACTTCGGTGTAACCGGCCACCAGCATGGTGTCGGCGATCTTGTTGGTGTTCTGGTTCGGCGTCAGGCGGCGCACGCGGATCTGCCAGCCTGTTGTTGCGTCCGGCAAATCGATGCGGCGCGAGCGCTCGTAGCGCGTGGTGGTTTTGCCGTCGACTGCGTCCACCAGCACCTGCTGATAGGCGCCGCCATCGGTGGCCAAGTCGATCGCGTATTCGATGCGGTAGCCGCCGACATTGCCCTGATCATCAGAGCGTTGAAGCGCTGGCCAGGCCAAACGCATGCGCACGGCGGAAAGCTGGGTGTTTGTGATCGACCGCACCCACGCTGTATCGCTGCGCAACTCGATGTTCAGCGACGTCTCGTTCTCGACGGATGGAATGCCCGGGATGTAGGTCTGGTCCACCGAACCTGGGCGCCAGTCCCACTTCACGTTCGGGAAGTTGTAGTTGCCGCTCGCATCGCGGATCGGTGTGTTGTCGAGGTAGATGTCGAAATCGGTCGGGACGCTGTCGAACTCACCCTCACCCACGGCGATCAGCAGCTTTGCAAGGTTGGTGGAGCGCAGGCTGTCGCTGGCTTCGGTCGGCGATTTCGGCTTGCTGCTGCCGCCCTTCTCGCCCCGGATGTCGATCTGTGCTGCTGCGCCCATACTTTCCTCCAGGCATAAAAAAACCGCCTCGCGGGCGGTCTCTTGGTTAGTTGTGCAGTGATATTTCTACTCGTCCATATTCTTGAAGCCCATATCGCTCTCGTAACGCCTGTTCGGCTTCTTTGATGGAAAGATGACGTGGGATAATTTCGGGCCTATGTATCGACTTTTCGTTTTCCAAAATAGCGACGAGCTTTTGTTCATGTTCTTTGTTTATCAGAACGATCTGGCTCCGATTATCACCTAAGTCCATATCAATAAAGTTTGTGTCAGAAATCTGTGAAAACTCAACATACCATGGCGCTTTGGCATCATGTGGTGACACACTTACTTTGGAGACCTTGGCTAAAAACTCAACTCTATTAGATCCACGAGCTACAAAATATTTGAAAGAATGAACATCCAGATTCTGGACTGGAGCGCCGAAGCTATACCCCCAATCCAACCTCGTCAGATCCATCTCGTCGTGCTCCAGCTTAACGATCACACCTATCACAACGGCCTCCATACACGTGTCAGTGGAAGACTAAGAGTACCAGATTGCCATCAAGACTTATCTTCCGCCAGGATGGAGGCTGAAATGATCATCCCACCCCACCGACGTTCGCCGATGCAAATCGGTACCGGGTTGCCGCTGGCCGTGGTGTTCTTGGCGCTGCCGAAGGCGTAGGACGGGGAGTTTTCGGGGGAGGCGCTTTGCTTCAAGCCTGAGGCCTGCGGGCTGAGCATTTGGATCACGCCGCCGATCGCCATAGACGCGCCGGCCGCATACAAAAACGGTGATGCGGCTGCAAACGGAGTGAATGACAGTACATAGGCTGCGGCGATCATCACTGTGCCGATGATGGTCTGTAACCCGCCGGCACGCTTGCTGCCACCAATCACTGGAACAATGCGGATTTCCCGTGTACCGCCGACATCGAATCCGTCCATTCCGATGTTTGCGCGATTCCGGAAGATCGCAAACTTCAGCCCAAGGCGCTCCAGTCGTTTAATTTCCTCGGCGAACCCATCAATGGTCGCATTGAGAGCACGGAACGCCTCCACGGCCGATCCGCCGTCGAGAAGAAATGGCTTGCTTCGAAAAAACTTCTTCGCAAGCGAGCCGGACAACATGACTTTCGTCATTGGCGTGTAGGTAATCGCTGAGCACATGCCATTCTCCAGGCAATAAAAAACCGCCCGGAGGCGGTCTGTTCAGAGAGTCGTGGGCAGTATGTCTATCTGCCCATCGCCCCCGGTGAAAACTCGGTATTTCTTGACCGCGCCGTCTTTCACGATCGCTTCCCGCTCCACTCGGGCTGCGCCCATGGAGCAGATGCCAGAGCCGGTGTAAGCCGCGCCGACTGAGACCGAATCAGGCGGCAGATAGAACGATGCCTTCTGACCTGGTTCGAGCTTGGCGGCCTGTTTGCCATCGATAAAAACCGCCATTGAACAAAGGCTTCCAGTCTGCCCAGAGTCGCGGATCACTTGCAGCGTCCCATATGCCCCTGATGGCTTGGCCTGGTAGGCCAACAGCTGACTGGCCGGCGCCTGCTTGGCTTCACTGGAAGGCGTTGGCGAAGTCGCACACCCCGGCAACAGCGCTGCTGTCAACGCTCCTATCAAAATCCGCATATTTACTCCTTGTGGTCACGCACGCTGAAGGTGAAGGAATAGAACATGTCACTCCTGTGGAATAGAGTGCACTTTAGCGTGACACTGTCTGGGTATCCAGCATGGACGAAAGGCCAGTAGCAATAGGAGCGGCGCGAAAGTAGCATTATGCCATCAAGCTCAGCTCAATCGATTATTACGAAGGTAAACAATTAACATGGATAGCCTTTCAATACCTCCCACGATTTACGTAGCGTTCGGCGTGATTACAGCGGCACTTCTAGCTGGTTTTTTTTCCTTTTTAAATTTGGTTAGCGCTAAAGAAAACAAAGTGTCTGAGTTCAGATTAGCTTGGGTAGATGGGCTACGAGACGAAGTTGCTATATATACAGCAGCAGTTCAAGAATTAGTTAGAGTCGACGGTCCAAAACTATACGATCTGAAGGATTCATCTGAAACAAAAACTATTGCAGAGCTGAGACGAGAAAGACATCTAGAAACTCGAGACGCCTATAACAAGGTAGCGGAAAGCCTTTCTAGAATCCAGCTTAGACTCAATCCAAAACATGTTAATGACAATCCAGACGGGGATGAGGCTAGGCTAATGGCTAGCATTCAAAAAACCCGGGATCTATTCAACGGAGGCTACTATAAGGAAGCCTCAAAATTTTGCGATGACATAAGAGAGGTGACTGCGCCTCTACTTAAAAAAACTTGGGATCAGGTGAAGAAAGGCGAACTTGGCTACAGACTCATTAGAGCCAGCGCACTAATTATAATTATAGCCGGAACAACAGTTACCTTCGGCTTTGGATACAGTTTATTGCAGCACTCCATTGAAAAAAATAAATTAAATCTCTCAGAACATGGTGCCACCAATGAGTCTAGCACTCACGAAAACCTCAGTAAAAACCCTATTAAAACTGAGAAGACGAATGTAATCGCAAATACCAGCGCAGACTCTCAAAAAAGTCATTTACAGAGTACAAATGAAAGACTACAAAAAACTCAAGCTCCCATTAATAACATTTCACCCAAGCCAATAGATTGAATGCCACCTGAATTCCCTTGCGTCCGGGCCGCGCTAGGATTGTATCCATCTTCATGCCTGAGGATGAGTCGTGCGCGGTCATGCCATGGACCGCCGAACACAATGACCTCCGATGGCCTGCCGTACAGATGGTGCAACAAGAACGGGCCGGGGCCGAAGGACGCTGCGTCCTCACCTGGCAGCGCTGGATCGGCGCCGAGAAAGATCCCCGCATGATTCGGGTAAACCGTTCGCCCCACTTCCATCACGATCATGTCGCCGCGCTGCGGCTGGTCGACGCGATAGAAGCCGGCGGCCTCGTAGTTCGCCTCGTACAGGCTGGTGTTGTCCTTGCTCTCCCACCAGCCGTCGGCGCGCTTGAAGGCTTCGAACTCCAGCCCCCACTCGCGTTTGTACCAGTCCGCGCAGACCTGCCAGCAGTCCCAGGCGCCGTGCACGAAGGGTCGTTTCAGCAGCGGCACTTCGCCAGACGGCATGACCGTGCGCAAATCGCCTTCTGGCCAGCTCAGGATGTGCCACGGCAGCGCGGTGGCTTCACACATGGCCAGGTCGCGCGGTGACGGCCTGCTGGTTGCATCCGGATGCGAGTGCACAACACCGATAACCTCGCCAATGTCCTCGGCCGCCGCGTATTGTTCGGGATCGATCCGGAACTCTTCGTTCGGCTCGGTCGAGACGTTGATGCAGGGGAAGTATTGTTGCTTGCGCCCGATCGCCAGCAGCAGTCCGCAGCACTCTTTCGGGTATTCGGCTGCCGCGTGCGCCTGGATCGCGTTCAAAATGTGTTTACGCATATCAGCTCCGTGCGATCAGCGAAACGGCCGGGAAGCCACCGAACGGCAGAGGGTTGCCCTCGCCGAAGCGCGGGATGCAGCCCTTGCCCAACGTGGCGTCACACTCGTCCAGTTCAGGGTTGTCAGTGACCACGCCGTCTTTGGTAACGTACGGGCCGATGTATCCGCAGTTCGGCCCCCGGTAGCCACCGGTAAGGCACCAGTGACACAGCGTCGTGGCCTGCCGTCCAATCGACTCGTTACCGACGTCGCCCGGGCTGGCCAGCTCCCAACTGACATTTTCCCCATCCTCGTTCGTTTTCTGGTCGATGTACCAGACCTCGATCGTCTCTTGGGTTGGGTCTGCTGCAGGATTGCCAGCCGGGAAGTTCGCAGCGTCCAGGTAGGTGCCCAGCGTGTGGCGCATCGTCAGCTTGAACTCGAGCAGATCTTCGAACGCCAGACATAGCGCAGTGATGCGCCCGTTGACGTTACCCACTGACAGAGTGGGCCGGACCGCAGTGCCGTCGCCGTTCGCCTCAATACCGTCAATCTGCATCGGCCAGGCGCTGTACTCGTTGCCCTGCCAGTAGATAGCCTTCGCCGGCAACTGGTCGGCATTGTCGCCAGCGGCGATCAGCTCAGCCGCGGTGTGCGGGATCGCGTGCCCATGAAAGCGCAGAACGTCCGCGCCATAGTCCGTGCCGTCCAATTCAAAGAGCAGCACTTCGCTGCCAGGCTCAAGCACCTGGATGTCACTGATCAGCGGCATGATTGCCCCTTATGGTTGGAATGCCCGCTCGAACGTAGCGGTGAGTTTGAAGACACCGCCGCCCATTGGTGTGGGAGCTGGATTTTTACAGGTGAACAGACCGAGCTCGCCGAGTGGAGTTGTCCATAGAAACGCCTTCGCTCCGGCGTGCCGGTCGAGGAACGCCATGATCTGCTGCACCTTGGCCTTCTGGCCGACGCAGGTGATCGGGTAGGAGTCCTCTTTGTTGTTCGGACCGTCGCCGACGTTCTGCGCGTAGCCGTTGCCAAACTTCGAGGTGCGCACCCGATAAGTGATATCGGGTGTTTCGCCGCGCTCGGTTGGCCAGGTGAATTTCTCGATGGCCATCAGGCCCTCCCATTTGCATTTCGGTAGCTGGTACCGCCCGCGCGCCAAGAGTCAGCAACGGCTTTCTCGGCCACGGCCTGCATTTGCGACTGTAGGTTTTTGGAAAGCGCTTGTTGGTCGATCTGCATGCCTTCAGAGCTGCGATCCTCGGTCACCACCGTGACCTGCGCGCTGATGCTGATTGCAGTCCCGGAACCACCGCCAGCCGCGAGAACACCCAGCTTGCCGCTGGAAGTCCGGGTCAACGGCATGATCGCCTCCGGCCCCGCCTCACCCATGACCCCCGCCCGGCCGCCGGCCATGCCAAAGGCAGTCGGCGCGCTGACGATGCTGTTGGTGAAGGCACCGCCGTTGGCGAACATCTGCACGCCCGACGACCAAGCACCGCCGAGGGCCTGCGGGAAGTAGGTACTGGAGTAACCCGCCGAAGAGGCGCCGAGATTCGACGACGTTGCACCTGCGGATCCAGCCGCCAGCCCATTACCGCCACCACCGCCAGTGAAGTAACTGGTGGCAGCGCCGACGAGACTGCTCAGCAACGCCGAACTGGCCTGACGGGTCGCGATACGCGCCATGTCTGCCAAGATCGACTTGGTGAAGTCCGCAAACGATAGCTTCCCGGTCATGGCGAAGTTGACGACGGCGTCTTCCATCGAGCTGAAGGCATTGCCGAACAAAGTCTTTGTCTGTCCGGCAATGTTGCTCGCCGAGTCCAGATAGTTGGCCCAGGCCGACGTTGCGCCTTTCGTCCAATCACCCTGCGCCGCCTCCACGTCCGCGTAGTTCTGGCGGATCTGGTCGGTAGCCGCCTTGTTCGCGTCGGCGAGAGCCTGCGATTTACGGCTGAACTCCTCCTCCGACATGTTCCGAGACGGATCGGACTTCTGATTTGCCAGCTCCAGCGACTGCTGAGCGAACCGATCCTGCTGGCTATTCAGCTCATTGTTGAGCGCGTTCTGACGATCGCCTTGTCCGACGCCAAGCACGGCGCGCTGCCCCGCCAGTTCCAAAGCTCGCTGCTGCTGAGCCAAGGCCTGAACGTAGGTCGTTATCGCACGCTCTTGTCGGGCGAGGCGGCCGGTCTCGTTTGTGGCCAAAATCTCGAGCTGGCTGTCCGCATCTTTCTGCGCTTTGACCATGCCCGCGCGGGCGTCGGCGATCTTCTGGTCCAGTTGGATGCTTTGTGCGGCAGAGGTGGTCTTCTTCGCCTTCGCGGCTTCCAGTGCGGCAATCTCTGCCTCGTAGGCTGCGGTTACCTCGTCGCGCTCGTTGCCGATCAGTGCTTCGCGTTTCAAGGCGTAGTCAGCTTGAGAAACGAGTCCGGACTTCTGCGCGGCGTCCAGTTCCTTCTGGGCGTTTTTGTACTCTTCGCTGATGGCTGCGAGGTTGTTCTTGGCGTTGTTGAAACTGGTCAGATCAACCTGCGACCCGGCCGCTTTCGAATCCTTGAACTGGTCGTTGATGTTCGCCAGGTTCTTGTCGATCGCGGCCTGATTCAGACGCGGATCGTTCGGCGCTACCCTGCGGATGTCTTCGAGTTGCCGCTTGTATTCCTTGATCGCGTCGGTACGTTTTTGCTCATTCGTCCACGCTGACTTGGTGAGTGCGTCTACCTTCGCCATTGAGGAGACGGCATCACCCTGGGCTTTCGCCTGCTCTCCTTGCCATTTGGCGATATCCGCTTCAGCAGCCTTCTGGTCCTCAAGCATATTGAGACGATTCTGGTAGAGATCGATCATCTCCTGCTTATTCTGGAACAGGCCGACATTGCCTGCCTGAGCGCTCGCCAAGTCGCGTTGAGCTTGCTCGATATCGGCGCCGATATCGCTGCGCCCGATATTCTTCAATCCATCAGCAGCCCGAGCAACGGCGTTGTAGCCCTTCTCCCAGAAGCTCAGGTTCTCCAGAATTCTCGGAGTTCGCTCGTTGATCGCGTCAGCAAACGATTCGGTAGCCAGCTTCACAGCACCAGCATGATCGCCCTGTTTCTCCAGTGCGGTGATCTGCGAGTAAACCGAAGCAGTAAGGTAGTGATACTGCTCATTCAGCGCGGCAGACGCCTTCACCGGGTCGTCTGCGAGCTTGGAGAACTCGGCGACAGTCTCGCTAACGGCCTTGCCGGTGGCTTCCTGCATCGACACGGCAGCCTGGGTGATTCCGGTGAAGCTTTCGCCGGCGATCTTGCCGTTACCCGCCAGCAGCGCTAAAACCTCTGCTGCTTGACCGGTGGTGCCGACCGTGGCGCTGACTTGCCGCGCCATATCGCCAAGCTGTCCCGCGCTCACGCCAGCATAGTTACCCGTTAAGATCAGCGATTTGTTGTAGCTGTCCTGCTCTTCGCTGCCCTTGTAGAAAGCGTATGCCAGCCCACCCACTGCGGCGGTAGCTAGCGCAAGAGGGCCAAGAATGGCGAGCAGTCCGGCCGCACCCTCACCCGCACCAGCGCCCAGTTGTGCGACTGCGCGAACGCCGCTACCCCAGTCACCCGAAGACAGTGCATTCCCCAGTTGCACGACGTTTTCCTGCGCTTGGCGAGTGCCGAGGCGCAGCTTGTCGAAGCCGGTGGTGGTTTTGTTGAGTTTGTCGTAGTCCTTATCGATCTTGCTCAGGGCGGTGTTGTACTCGTCCTGACTGATTCGGCCGGCGTCCAGATGCTTGCCCAATTGCTCGACCTGGGTGTCCAGCTTCGCCAGTGCGGCGCGGGCCGGGTCAATGGCGCCCAACAGGCTGTTCAGTGCCTTCTGCTCATCCATGGTCGACTTGGCCAGCGCTACCTGCTGCTTGTCGAGCTGCGCCGAGATCTTCGCGGCCTCAGCCTCGCCATAGGCGCCTGTTTTGGTCAGCTTCGCCAGCGCATCACGGTGTTTGGCAAGGTCCTGCGTGGTCTTGGCGCTGGTGGAAAGCGACTTCTCCAGCGCCTGCATTTCATTCATCAGCGAAACGGCGGACTGCTCGGCCCGGCCGCCGGCCTTCGCCATCTCATCCAGGCTCGTTTTGGCCTCGATCGCATCGGCCGAGTCGATCTTGACGCCGAGTTCTGCAATGTTCATCGACTCACCTTGAATAAGTGCCCGTGGTTACAGGCTGTTTTCCCTTTCCTCCGCCATGACGCGCAGGGCTTCGCCTTCCAGCACCTGCAGGTCAGGAAAGATTTCAGCGAGGTTCTTTTTCTTGATGCCGAGGAATTCGGCGACGTCGCGAATGCAGTTGTAATCGAGGCCGATTGCGCCACCGGAGCCGACCCGCCACTGCGTGGACATTCGGTTGAACAGGAGGAAGGCCGGCCAGTTGCATGGCCAGACCTCTACATCGTCACCCGACAAATCGGCAGCCGTCAGCCCGAGGATTGCCAACTGCTCAGCAGATGGCCCGCTTTCGTACAACGCTGCGGCTGCCGCGCTCAGTTTCCCAGCCGGGCCTGATTGAATGCGCTCTGGTAGGCGTTCACCACCGCTTCAGCAGTTCCTTGGCATGACTTCACAAGGGCAAGGATGCTCTTGTCGTCGAACTTGTCATCAAAGCCCCAACCCGCGACCAGATCCTTGATCTGCTGCACCTGATACTCGGTTTCGGCAGCAACGACATCCGACAATGTGGCGCCTTCCCCGAACCCCTCGCGCATTTCCTTCGCCTTCAGGTTCCACTCATCGAACAGCGCGGCGAGAGCCGGGCGATCGCGATACTTGAAGGTGAACTCGATTGCCTCGGGCTCACACCCAACGATTGGAATGTGCACGAGAGCCTTGAAAGTAGGGTTCTGAGCGATTCTGATCTTTGCCATGGGAAGTCTTATGCTCCGGCCAGGTAACGGAGCGAGCGAGCCGAAAGCCCGATGCTGATGGTGCGCGTCATGACGTTGTTGCGCTCCATCGTTGGATCGGGAGTGATGCTCACATAACCCGGATAGAGGATCTGATCGCCGTTGCGCAACTTCATGCGCACAACGGCCAGCTCTTTGGTGTCATCGAAGCCTTCGACAGTCTCGACGTATTGAGCGGTCGGCTGATCCTCCACCACGATGGTGATCGTGGTCGGGTTGCGGTTGGTTGGAAATTGCTTGTCGTCGTCATCTTCCAGGTAGCCGACAGTTTGGTATTGCTGCTCGCCGCCGGAGGATGTGAAGGACGTAACTTTTGAAATTTGCGTCCATCCGGACACTGGGATCACGGAGCCAGAACCTGCACCTACAGTGAACTTGTTGGTGTTGGTGGTATTGAGACCAGCCAAGGCAAAAGCATCGGCGGTAACGCCGGACGCCTTTACTGCGCGGTCATTGATCAGCGCCCAACCGGAGTTGATCAGCAAAACGTCGCCGTTTTCAATGTCATGCCCTACAGAAGCAGCCACCGGCGGTTTCGCATTGGTCAATGCAGTGAACGCGACGGCGGATCCCATAATGCTGGCGATCTCCAGCACAGCGCCGTTCGGCAGCGGAAAGCGTGCGGCCATGGTGTATTTCCTCTTGAATGCCCGCCTGACGGCGGTAGGTTATGCCCCAGCGGGCGGTTGGTCTGCGACACCTGCGTAGGTGAAGCTGGCCGGGACCGTGTAGGTCGCCGACTCTGTGATGGTTGGCCCCTGATCTACTGGTTCCGTGATGAGTCCATCGAACCCGTTGCGGGCCAGTGGCGTGTCTACGCGAAAAAGTTGGGTCAGCTCTTCAACAAGCGTCTCTGCTGTGGCCATGGCCTGGGCAGATGGACAGACGATGCTGATCTGATAGACGCCGGTGTATTCGTAGGCGTCCCCGCCGAGATAACGGCAGGTGGTTCTGGCGGGTAGCTGGAAGGCCCGCAGATAGGTTTCAGACGGGCCCGCTGTAAATGGCTGATTCGAGTAGGCCACTCGTATTGGGCGCGCAGCCGACCATGCGGCCAGCTTCGTTTCGATGGCCTGACGGGCGCGTGCGTGACTCATACCTGATTGTTCCTGATGGCCTCCTGCACGATCTGCTGGAAGCGAGCCACGGTTACCCGGACCATGCCGCCGGGAGCTTGGGTCGAATGACCGAACTCCAGCGGAATCGCGTAGGGCAAGTTGTTGATGATGTAGGCCATCTGGCCGGCGGTGAAGTCGCTCATTGCTGCTACCAGCGCCGCGGTAGTCTCGGCGCCGCTCGGGTCAACCTCGTCGAAGGTGACGCTCTCGACCACGCCGAGAGATATGTGCCAGTTCGCGCGGAACCGGCCCCCGACGTAGCCTTCGGGCGCCTTGATATCCATGCCGTCGTTGAGCTTGCGGCCTTTCTTGAGCCTGCCGCCCTTGGTGAGGTTGGTCGGATCGCTGCGCAGCGCGCTGTTGTGGTCGTCGACGGCCTTGTTGTACTGGACTGCGACAGCGTTCTGCGCCCAGATCTCCGGGTTGCCCACTGGGGACATGCGGATCAGGCTGCTGCCGACCTCGATGATGATCTCGCGCACACTGGCGTCGATGGCTTCGCTGGTCTGGGTGGCAAACTCGGCAAGGCTCAGAGCGAAGCTGCCGGACTGACCAGCGCCTGCGCGGCTCATGCCCTCACCTGGAGTTCATAAAGGATCGGCGTCCCGGCTGGATTCACCTCTTTCAACGGCGGCACAATTGACCAGGTGCGCCCCTGAATGATCACCTTGTTCAGCAAATCCGGAACCCACTCCAGCCCCTGCGCGGCGATCTTCAGTTTCTTGTCGCCCTGCTTGATGAGGCTGTTGTTCTGGAATTCCTGACCGGTGAAATCGAGCAGGATTCCTTGGGCGGTTTGCTCGATCGTGGCGCCCGGTGAATCGCCACCGGTCTCAGGGTCATACTCGCCGGGCTCGGTCTTGCTGATGGTTACGGGCTGGCCGAACTGCGTAATCAACCGCAGAGCGGTAGCGGCCGTGCGGTCGTAGAACGCATTCATTGTCAGGCCCTTACAGCAAAGAGGCCTCGTTTGGCCAAGTAATCGGCGAACTGGGTTCGGCTTGGACGATCCGGCGCGGCCGGCAATAGCCTGCCGCTTTTGTTGCTGATCGGGGCGTATTCAACATCGACCGCGCCTTCGACTCGCTCGCGAATTACTGCGCCTTGGCGCTGGTCGATCGGATCAACGTCGTCGGTGTGGATCTCGGCAGCTAGCGCCATCTGGCCGTACTGAATTCGGGCCGGCAGATAGTTGTTGGGCTTGATCTCGTAATCCAATTCAACGCCGCGGCGCGGCCATGAGAGGGCCTGTTCACTGTTGGACTTACGCCCCTTCCACGCCATCCCATCCATCGCCAGTGCGGCACGACGCAGTAGCGCTTCCTGTGCTGGCACCTCCGCCGGGATGACCACGCCGAACTTCACGGCGTACATGGCCAGATCTTCGGCGGATGCGTAGCTTTCGGCGTCAGGCTTGCCGGTGCCGTCCTCAATGATGAGAGTCATGAATCAGCTCGCTGTGGTGTTCTGGATCGGATGCCCAGTTACCGGGCACCCGGATTGTTATGCCTGCTGCAGGTCAGCAACTGCCTTTTCCAGCGATTCTACCGAAGCATTTGCCCGATACGGCACATTGGCGGCGTCGAGTAGCGCCTTGAGGCTTGCGATCTTCTCGGCATTGTCGACCGGCTCCGCTGCCGCCTTGAGACGTTCGACTTCAGCGCGGAGCAATTCGACCTCGCCCGCCAGACCATCGCGTTCGCCCTCAATGGTGACGACACCTTCGTGAATGGCCTTGAGTGCATCGAACAGGCGGATAGGCAGCTCGCCGGCGCCAGGGTGTTCCAGTTCAGTCAGACCTTCGGCGGCTTCAATCAGCAACACGATGCCGTCGCGCTCTGCATTCAGCTTGCGAATCAGCTCTTGCAACGCAGCGCCGTCAAAATCACCGCTATCGGCGATCAACAGCACCGATGCCGAGTCAACCTGTCGCACCGTCACTTCCGGTACATCGTCAGCCTCGTCATCGCGGCCATTGGTGGCGTTCGCGTCGACAATGCGCAGGCCGTTTTGCTTGGCCAGCGCCTTCACATCTTCCTGGTACTGGTGGAACGGGCCGGGCAAGTACCAGATGTTTTTGTTGCTCATGATCATTACCTCGTCGAGCCGGACACGTCGCCCGGCTCGACATTCGGGGGTTACTTGGAGGCGTCACCGATCAGAGCGACACCGGCGGTGTGCTTGATGCTGGTAGCGGTCTTGTCCCAGTTCGTACCGGTCGCCAGCTCAGCGTCGGTTGGCGACTTACCGCCGGTAGTGGTATCCCAGGTGTAGCCCTTCAGGCCCAGGCCGAAGGTGTAATCGGTTTGGAGCGTGGTTTCGATACGCTCTTTGCCATTGGTGGTCTGGACGTTGCTGATGATGTCGCGACCGTCGTGCACCAACGCAGCACCCTGCACCAGAGACAGGATGATTTCCTTGTTCGGAGTGCCGGCCTGCATCAGCGCCGGGGCATCCGTCACAACGGAGATCTTGCCGAGGATGTCCACCACGCGAACGTTGCCCGCCTGGAACAGCTGCTGCTGGTTCGCCAGGTTCTGGCCGACCAACTTGTGGTAGCTGGTGCCCTGCATCACCTGGGTGACCAAGTTCTGACTGGCGTCGCCGAACTTCGCATGCGCGTTGTTCAGGCCTGCGTAGGTGATGCCTGCGGTCGCCGACACATCGTTGACTGCGGCTGCTTGGGCGGTGATCGCTGCAACCAGTGCCGCGATCGCAGTGTTCAACTGATCCTTCAGCAGGATTTCAGCGAACGCGCGGCTCGCGACTTCGATACCTTGTGCGGTTGGGCGCTCCAGCCAGGTCATCTGCGATGGCTCATAGCGAATCGGGCCGAAGCCGCCGGCGACCTTCACCGAAGTGTTTTTCAGCTCGGTCAGGTCAGTGGCAGCAACGGCGGCGTTGGCGCTGTAGCGGTCCACGCGGCGCTGAGCAGCAGCAAGAGTCTGGAAGAACGACTCTTGGAGGAAGTCGCCAGTGAAGCCGTCCGGGGACAGCACAATAGCGCCCCGGCTCGCAGCGTTGAACGCGGCGAGATATTGATCCAGCGTCTCGAGAGTCGCAGGCATGATGTATTCATTGAAAACCTGCATTTGCGACAGGGACATGAGTTATTTCCTTACGATTGAGGGAGATCTGGGAACCGGCTTGCGATTGCAGCCGTGCGTTCCTCTTTGGTACCGCCGATTTTTCCTTTCGGGGCCCCGCCCCCACCACCTGCACCGCCGGCCCCGCCGCCAGATGCTTTACTGCCCGCGATCAACGGCGCGAAAGCCGTGTCATTCGCGATTTCTGCTTTGAGCTCATCCAGCGTTGCCGCCGAAAGCTTGCCCTGTGCGTCGAGGACGACCACAACAGGCTTCCCGTCGCGCTGCTCGACGCTCAGACGGCGTTCGATGTGCGGCAACAGGGCTTTTGCGCTGCCTTGAACAGCCAAAGCAGATGCGATGTCAGTAGCGGTACGACCGACAGTCAGATCCCGGATCTGCCCGCTCAGCGTTCCACGCTCCTGTTCCAACATGCCGTTCAGCTCAGCTTCGCGGCGGGTAAATTTTTCAGTCCAAGAGCGTTCGAGCTCTTCGACGTTGCCGGACTTGCGAGCGGCTTCTTCACGCTCAAGGCGCGCTGCATCTTCAGCTTCGCGAGCCTTTTTCTCGGCGGCTTTCTTCTCGCCGAGCAGCTCATCAACCTTGGCCTTCAGGCCGGATACATCTTCTTGCTGCGGCAGACCTTCAATGCCGAGTACGAACTTGCCGTCCTTCTCGGTGTAAAGAGCGCGCACGGCTTCATCTACCCCATCCAGGGTATCCAGTTGGAATTTCAGCATTGGTTGTCTCCCAGAGACGATATTGGCGGCCCTGCCGCAGAGTGGATCACAGGCCCTAAATAGGCGATTTGGCTAGTGCAAATACCCCGATCCTAGAGGAGAATCGCGGCGATTTTTTATTACAACGGATGCTTGAAATGACCGATTCAGAATCGCCAACGCAACCCGATCCCGCTGTCAGCAGGAAGGAGGACAGCGATTACCGGATAGCAAAAGTGTCTGCTGCATTCACCCTTCTTGGAGTGTTCATCACCGCAGGAGCTGGCTGGCTAGCCGCTGCACAGACCTCATTTTTTTCAAGTAAGCAAGCATGTGTGGCCAGGGTCGACGTCCGCGAGTCAATCGTCCGGACTAAAGCTGACGCCTTCTTGACCGCCCAAGGTTCAATGCTTGCTATGGCTACCCATAAATCAGTGGACCGCGCTGATTACGAGAAGCGACTTGATCAAATTGGCGCTACTGGCTTTTCGCTAATTTCGTATGTTGACGACGAATTTGCTAAAACGACTACGCGGCTGGTACTGCAGCAAGGCGAGCTCCTGAATGCAAAGACATCCGCAGAGGAGTCGATAAAAGTCGCGCCACGGCTCAAGGAGACTCAGGAAGAGTGGTATCAACAATTCCGTGCGAGACTTGAAGCATTCAACGACGAGCGAAAAGGCTGCTGACTACAATCCAGCTTTCTCGAACGCCAAAGGCTCTAGAGCCTTCATCTCTTCGAGGTTCAGCGGCGCAAAGTTGCGATCGAGCTGCAGCTCTGAAAATCGCTCAATGCTCAAGCCGCCTTCACGGAACAGCTTGGCGCGTACAGGCCCGATAGCCTTGTCCTGAAACGCTGCCGGCTGTTGCTTGAGCCAGTCGTAATAGCTGAGATCCGCCCTTACCTGCTGCGCACCGCTGTCGCCGATAGATGCGCGTGTAGCCCCTTCGGCGAAAAGCGCGCTGAAGCGCGTGACCGCCACTACCGTCGAACGGCAGTTGATGTGGATCGGCGGGCGCGGCCCTTCAGTCAGCTTGAACCGTCGCTTATCGAGCGTCCGGCACTGGCTGGTCGTCTTCGAATCCAGCGTACTGACCCACTCCACCGACTGCACGACATCGGTGTTCTCCTTTAGCGTCTCCATTCGCGCCTGGGTGGCGACGTGCTGAACCGCCGTCCGCACGATGGCGCCGGCGTTGCGGTTGGTCGTGGCCAGGATGCCGTCGTTGTACTGGAGCGCCTTGGTGCCGCGGATGTTCTTGATGATCTGGAAGTTCGTCAGGCCTTCGAAGAGGCCCTGCTTGATCGCGCCTGTGAGGCGTTGCCGCTCGGTGGCGGTGAAGCCATCAATGAACGACTTGAGCAGCTTCCCGCCGTCGGCACCACGCACGCTGAGCGGATTGGTGAGGATTGCCGCCCTGATTGCTGCAGCACCTGGCACCGCCGCGTCGAAGGTCACCCCCACCGGCGCCGCCCGGGTCAAACTGGTCGCTTCAAACTCGGCCTCGTAGTTGGCGATGTCCACCAAGTCGAGGTTCAGCTTCTCGCTGTACCGGTCGAAGATGCCCAGCAGCAGGCTATCAACCTCGCTCAGCAGCCGCTCCAGGCGGGCGACGGTGTAATCCGTCAGATCCGCCCGGGTCAGCCGCTCACGAATCGAGCGGTCGATCTCCTTGAGGAAAGGTGCGAACTTCGCCACCTCCCCCGACTTCAGTTGCTCAAGGAAGACGGCGTGCCGAATCGTGGCATCAAGGATCGCTTGGTTTGCCGCCATTTAGATTTGCCTCGTCGTCGTCATCCAGATCCGGCCCGGTGCTTTGTGCTTCGAGTTCACCCCGAATTTCATCGTCCGTTTTCTCCGGATTGATCACACCTCGATCGCGCAGGTACTGCCAGAAGTCGCCCTCCGGCAGTTTCCCGCCCTGCACTGCGTTGAACAACGCCGCCAAGATCGTCGCGTCCAGAGTGATCTGGCTGAAGTCTTGGTTGAGTTTGTAGACCACTTCGCCGGATGCATTCACGAATTCAGCCATCCATTCCAGGCACTGGCTGTAGGCCTCGCTGACGTTGCTGACCACCAGCGACAGAACGCTGTGTTCGGCGGCGCTGTCGTTGTCGGCCTGGGTGGCGGTCTTCACCGCGCTACCTCGCTCGATCAGTCGGGCGCCGAGCGACACCATGTCCTGCTTCTTAGCGTCCATGGCTTCCTTCACAAGCGTATTCGGCTCAGGCTGAGCAAACCCGCATGAGCCATTGGCAGGAAGCGTCAGCGGCGCCCTGGACCCCACATAGATGCCATTCGCTTCAAGATGGTCGCGCCATGCTTCGTCCAGTCCGGAGATCCAGAACTGCGGCTGACCAGAGAACCAGACAGAGTCCTCATAGTCCGCGCTGTTGCAGTAGTGACCAATGTTCAGCACCGCCATGTCGTACAGCGGGGCGTCGTCGATGCTGGTGTCGTTGTTTTCGCTGCCAAGGAAGTGGAACGGGATGATCCGCCAAGGCTGGCCCGCGCCATTCAAGGGGGTGAATGGCGGGATAATCATAGCCGTCTGGCTTGCTCCCTCTTCCCACACCTCTTGGGTGTAAACGCCGGCCTCGTCCAGGCGCAGCACTCGGTATTGCGTCACCTTTTCGCTGCCGAAGCCATCCTCGGTGTCGACATCTACGGATTCTTGTAGCACCACCAGGCTCAGCAGATGCTGACCACCGACCTTACGGGTCTTCCAGTTCCTGATCGACTCAGCCGGGTAACTCGCAACGCTTGCACGCGCGCGTCCAGCCTGTTCATCGGCCTTGCTCACTGTGCCGGCCTGCACCGCTGCATAGTCCACCAGCAAGCCGTGCCGGCCGACCTCGAGGAGATGCCCGATGACAGACTGCGACTGCTGGTAAACGCTTACGCCCTGCCCGTCGATATCCGTGGACACGTAGTCGAGTGCGCCGGGGACAGTGAGGGTTGGCCAAGTGCGGAACACCGCGCCGACCAAGCTGTGTTTCGTACGCCCAGTAGCGTTGTAGAACACTGCCCGCTGCTTGTAGGACTTGTACCGCTCGACGTTTTCACGGCTGGTGTCGTGATGGTTGGGCTTCGGCAAATACACATCGCCGCGAGCCTTTACTGTCTCGGAACCCTTGCACACGTCGCGCACCAGCCGCCAACGGGACTGTGCCGCGTCGTATTCCGGGCGGGTGTAGGTGACGTCTGCCATTAGCGTGCGAATCCCATTTTGATTGATTTGACCGGCTTCCTTGCGCTCTTGGCGACAGCGAAGTACCGGAAGGCGTCGGAGCCGTGAGACGTCCAATCGTGAAGCGGTTTGTCTTTCCAGCAGCCGCGCTTGTCGTCCCACTCCTTGCGATAGTTCTCAAGGCACGCAATGCCCTCCTCGCACTTGGATTCGTCGAAGACGCACTTGGGAAGGATCTCGCGAGCCTGCTCAATGCCATCGTTAATGCCGAGCTTGGGAACGACCTGGAAGGTCATGGAGTACTTCTGCCCGTCGATGTCGTAGCCCTCCCGGGCCAGCTCGCGGCGGGTCTTGGCATCGCTGCCGAACTCGCGGTTGTCGATGTCGTGCGGCCCCCAATGCTCGGAGTAGGTGTAACCCTTGTCCTTGAGCACCTTCATGTAATGCCGCAGACCTTCGCCTGAGTTCTCGTAGTAATCGATGACGTGGTATTGCTCCCCGACCTGGCGCACGAACCAGATGGCCGTGGAGTCGCCGACGCCGATGTCCCAGAAGGTCATCACCGGCAGGTGGTCGTTGTTCGGCAGAGCGCCGATACGCTGCCCGGCGTAAAGCTTGTTGAATTGCTGGGCGTAATACGCGCCCTCGATCGACTGCTGGAAGGCTTCGGCCGGTAGAGAGGGGTATTCCCGCCTCATGTCGTCGCCGAGGGTCTTTTCCTTGGCGGCGTACCAGGCGCGCTGGCCCGGGTTCATCTCGATGCCGTGTTTCGCGAACAACTCGTTGAAGTAGTCGGTCAGCCGCTGCGGGATGATCGCCTCGTCCGGATCGAGCCAGTAGGCCTTGTTCTCCCACCAGCTGAAGAAGAACTTCCAGTCCAGCTTGCCGAGCGGCGTGCCGGACAGAAGCTGCTTCTCGGCGCTCTGCGAGTAGTCGAAGAAGTAGCCGGCCCGGCCCTCAGCCGTCGATTCAATCGTGACGAAACAGTCAGTGGCCACCGCTTCGAAGGCGCCGGTGACGATCTCACGCGCCTTGTGCGGAAACTTGGCGCAAATCTTCCCGAATTCGGAGACGTGCAGGTAGCGCAGCGTGCCGCCCCGGAACGAGGTGCTGACGTAAAGTGAGCCGCCCTTGCTGAACACCAGCTCGCCGGCGGCGTCGTTGCTCGCCGGGTTCGCCGCGCGGATCTCTTTCGGCAGGTTGTCGTAGGCGTACTTCACCTTCTCCCGGAACAGGCGTTTGGCGTCGTTCAGGGTATGGGCGATCAGCGCGCACTTGGCCGACTCAAATAGAGCGGCGTCGAGCTGGATGATGCAGCATTCAGTGGTGAAGCCAAGCTGTCGAGCCTTCAGGATGATGTTGCGGGTGTGCATCCCGTCGAAGTATTCAATCTGCTCGTCCGTCATCCGGAAGCGAGTTTTCTTCCCCTGCTTGTCGGTGATGAAGTAGAGATTGTTCAACCGCCAACGCTTATCCCGGAGCAGCTTCATGTGCTCGGGCTTCATGTCAGGCGTCCTTCGATAGTTCGTCCATCATCTTCGAGAGTTCGTCGGCTTCGTCCGTCTTCTCTTTCTCGTCCAGGCTGTATGCCTGACGCTCCAGCACCTGCAAGTTTTTCATTGCAGAGGAAAGCTGGAAAAGCGTTTTGGAATTGCTTGGCAGACCCACAGCGGCAAGCATCGATGCACGGCGCATGCCGCTGTTGTCTTCCGAGGTCTCGGCCTCGATGTCTTCTTCGATCTCTTCGCGGCGCTGGATGGTGGTCATCAGATCATCCATCAACAGGTTCGCGAGGATCGTCGCCTTGCGAATGTCGCGACGGTGGCTGCGAACCACCCGCGCGCCTTCTTCTGCGGCCTCTTCGATGATCTCAACGTCGAGTTCGCAGTTCGCGCCTTGGTCGTTGCGAACCTCTCCGCGAACCAGCTTGCTGCGAACCTCTTTTCGTACCTGGTCAGAAAGGTCTCTCGCCCATCCAAGGCTCTTGGCCTTCTTCCTGATTGCGGTGTCGCTAACGCCTTGGCGCTCTGCGATGGTTCTGATGGAAAGCGAACCCGCCCGGTAGGCACGTTCGATTGCCTCCCAGTCGGGTTGCTTAGCTGTCATGTTTGTTAACCTCAAACGCTCCAGATCTGGTGCCTGGAGCAGGGCACGATTAGGGCAACGTCTCTATGTCGTGATCGGAAGCATTCACATAAACGCTGATGAATTTTTCTGCGTCCGGGTCAGCTTCTTGTCGCGCTTTGTTAGCCGCCGCAGCGGCTTTCGCTAGCAGCACTAACTCGTCCTGACCGAATGCCACACCTCCCTCCTTCTCGTCCTGCTTATCAATACGCGAAGTTTTAACCACTTCGGGATCAGTCCCATTGCTCACAAGATGGATCAGATCACCGCTGGGCGTCCGAATGGCGTGGGTACGGCCCTCCTGAATCAAAGGGGCTGGCTCGATTGAATATCCTGGGATCGCGGCAACGGCATCAAGCACGTTGTCAGCCCCCCAAATGCTAGCGTTACGAAAGAACTTTTCATTTTCCGACATGCTACAACTCCCTATGGAGATCACTGGTAGGTAGCATATAAGGGGCAAAGCAGCTTATTTCAATGCCAAGAAACGGTGGCCATCTAAAACGCCCTTAGATAAATGGGTCGGCTGGCTTGGCGATCGAACGCACGAACCACATGAAGCCCTGCTGCAGGTTAGTTTTGGCCAAGGCCAGCAGCCGCGGGTCAACGCCCTCGATCTCGCCGATCTGCTTGAACAATTCGCCAGCATCAGCCTCCAGAGCCTTGATCGAGTTCATGCCGTCGATTTCGGACTGGGTCAGGTCGCGGTAGCCGGTGATCTTTTTGTGCTGGTTGTCCATGCTGCTCTCCTCGTCGCGTGTCGCGACACAATTTGCTGATTCGCGAAACGTGTCGCGACTTACTCTGCCTTGCGGCTCGGCAACTTGAAATCCGTCACCCGATCCGCAATGTTGCGGATCTTCTCCACGCCCAGGAAGCCAACCCAGCCGCCGGCGAAGGTGGCCATACTCTGAGGCAGGCCGAAGAAGTCCAGGCCGCTGATGATGGTCAACGTCAGGCCGCCGCAAATGGCGCCCTCCACCAGCATCTGGCGACGAGTACCGCCACCGTATGTGATCCGCAACACGGCCATGGCGCAGGACAGCGCAGCCGCATAGAGGATCGGCGAATGCTGGCTCAACCACGCAAGCGCTATCGCCCATGTGTCTGGTTTGTCTGGCATGTTTGGCATCTCGGTTCCTCCCGCACTGGGAGCATGGATAGAAAACCGTTCTGCATAGAAACCACTTGCAAAACGACTTTCAATATGAGTGATAAAATATGAACTCACCAAAATGAGAGTTCAAAAATGTCAGTGAATAAAATTACATTTCAGAAGCAATGCGGCAGCATTCTCGAAATTCCAGTTGCCTACTGCGAACTTCACGAGGAATCGTTGCTTGATTACGCTTACAGGACCATTTGCGCTAGCGAAGGCCTTCGGCTAAAGGTCGGGGGTAGCTGTGAAGCCGCCCTCAAAGAAAATGGAATTACAAATATTCGGCTCAGCTGAATTATCCAAATAGGTGCGCTCGTCTTTCCGAGCTGTCGGCAAAGGCCTTCTCAACGTCGACGCCCCTTTGCATCGATCTCGCTGATCCAGTCTCGCGCCACTCCACAAGCATGTGAGGTCAGAGTGCGCGGGCTGCTGGCGTTCATTCCGTACGTCGCACTATCCGGCTATCGACGTCCAGGTCTTCCCGAAGGCGGTCCTGGCTACAGGTAAATTCAAGGCATAAAAAAGCTCGCATTGAGCGCGAGCTTTTTGTGGTTTCTAGAAAGCTATTTAATCGGGGTAATTTCGATCTGCGTGAAGCAGGCCATGGCCAACCGGCGCATAAGTCAGAACTTTAATGCTGAATTCGGACAGCCACTCTTGCTTCAAATCCTCGATTTTCAGAGTGGCCTGATAAAGATCTTCATTGTCCAAATCATTCACTTCCGCGATCCACCCATAAGCTGGGCGTGAATTTAAGATCTGAGCCAACAGTTCGGAATCGGCCTTGCTTACTAGCATGAACTCGAAACCAGGTGCAGTCGGTCCGAATTCCTCGGTAGTTACAATCCAGTGCGGCTCTTGCCCCTCCGGCGCCTGGGTTACTACGTATTTGCTCATGTCTTCTCTCCGTGAGTTGAGGAAAGACAATATCAAATTATCCGCGGGCACAAAAAACCCGGCGCGGTGGCCGGGTTTCTTCACTCAAGCATGTCTCAAGCAATTAGTCAGACTGCGCTCTTATGCTTGTCATCCTCAAGAAGCAGCGTGTTGGTCGTACCAACACAAATCGCCTGCGGCGAATCGCTCGAAGGATAGGAAAAAAGATTTCCTGTGGAGCTAATGGTTGGCCGGTAGAGGTTGCCATGGGCAATACGATCAGCCAGGCCTTTTTCTGCGCAATAGGCAACAAGAGAGACACCATAAGTGACTCGCCAAAGATCCTTGTGCCCAGCCAAGGGTGAAACATCCTCTTTGATCGAGGATGCGGAAACTAGTTCTAGCGTGTAAGTAGACATTCAACTCTCCCTGAAAAAAGAGAGCTTAGTCTGCCTAGAAGAAACAAAAAACCCGGCGCAGTGGCCAGGTTCGCTTGTCACTCCTCGATACGCGCAGGAATGACAGGATGGGTGAATAATGCGACATGGCGACATGACATTGCAAGCCTTTTTGAGGGACTATTTCATGCCGCCTCGCTTTCCAGCACCCCTACTGCTTCAAGCATGTGTTGCGCCTCGACCAGAGCCTCGTTCACAAGCGATTCCAAACCCTGCTTGATGGCCTTGTTCCAGCGCTGGTACGTGCGCTCTGTAAGCCCTTGGGAATCCCAGTTCGTCATGTCGTAGTTCGAATGAGCCAGGACGATCATATCGCCGGGCTTGTCTTCTGCGACGGTGCGCGCATGCCAGTTGGCCCGGGCAACGTCAGCATCTGCTGCCGCGTTGCGCCAATCCCACTGCCCTTCCTCCTTGTTCTCCCGATGCTTTGGCGCCTTGATCTGAGTTACCGAGCGCTGAATGCCTTTCAACTGCTGCGGAACCGCCCAGACCAAGACGGCCTGTTGCGTGAAGCGCTGCGGTGCTGGGGTCTTCACCACGACTACCAGCCGACCGATGGAGTCGATCTTGCGGCCACGGTGCGTGCTGTACTTCGCGACGAGGGCGTTCCAGTGCCTCGGGGAAAGCTGAGCGTGCAGGAGCTTGTGCACGATGCAGTCAGCCAACAGCGCGGCATCCTTCCCAGATATCTCGCCCTTGAGCTTGCTGGCCTGCACTCGAGGCTCGACGTTGCATCCGCCGGAACTGTTGATCGTCTCGGCGGCCAAGGCCCGGACTACTGCTGAGATCACGTTGTGGTAATTCATGCTGCAGCCCTCTTCAGTTCGCGGGTCTTGGCTCGGTATTCGGCCTTGATGGTTTTCATTTCTTCGACGGTATGCTTGCGGGCCTGGTGCGGTCCTTCCAGCCAATCGACCTTTTCCGGACCGATCAGCTGCAGGAGCGAACGCCTGTAATGGACCAAGTTGCCAGACAGGTGCGTGTTGCATGGCGCGCATTGCTTCCACACGTTGATCGGTTCGAATCGCAGCTCGGGGTTTGCTCCCACAGAGCGATAGTGTCCAGCGTGGTATTGGCCTTCATGGTGGCGACCGCAGCTCACGCAAGGGCGATCGGAATCACGCAGGCGGACCCACTCGTTGAACGCGGCCTGGGCTTCGCGCATGTGCTCCGCCCTGCTCTTCAGCTTCTCCTTACGGACTTTGATCTCGCGGCGCTCGCACTGGTCGATCGCCTTGCGAGCTTTCTCTTGATGACGCGGGGCATCAATTGCTGCACATGCCGGACTGCATACGGCCTGCCCCATCCGCGACGGGAGGAATGAGGCCCTGCAGGTATCGACGCGACATTTCTTCGGTTTCGGCTGCTTCCTTGCGATCGTCATGCAGCCTCCTGACTCAGAAGATCATCGAAGTACACGCCCTGCTGTGCGAAGCGCGCGACGATCCGGTCGGTGTACGCCACGCCTTGAACGCGATTGAACAGGCTTGTCACGGGGAAGCCGTCCGGCCCGAACAGCTTGCAGCCTCCCATCATGGCCAGCTTCGTCTCGTAAGGAAGGTGGCGCATGACGCGGTACCACTCCGCTTGAAACCCGGCATCCTCGTTCAGCAGGATCTGCACGCCGACGTGCAACTTGCAGTACCGGCGAGCGTCGGACTCGTCGCCGATCTGGGTCATCTCTGCGATGCGCTTGTACATCGCGAACCACAGCCGGTTCTGGTCGAGCGTGCGATCCTTTCCCGGGCGCAGCGATACGACGACGAACTTCTTGTCGCGGTACATGGCGCTAAGCTTCGTGATGGCCTCGGAGAGTTTCGCCTGACAGTTCACGGAGATTTTGTCAGCCATGGGTGGCCACCTTGTTCGGCAATCCGTTGATCAGCTCGCCGAGTTGCTGTCTCAGTCGCTCGTTCTCGGCCAGCAACTCCAGCGCGACCTCCTCCACGGCCTTCTCCCCGAGAAAGTCCTGCAGCGCCTCGGTATTGCGCTTCCAGTCTGCACAATCGGTGCGGCACGACGCCGCCTCGGCCCACAGCAGCTTCTGGAGTTTTGTTTTGTCGATGGTCATTGAGCCGCACTCCTTGCTTCCAATTGTTCGGCCTGTTGAATCAGCAGCGCCCGGCGATCCGCCAGCTCGTTGGCTGCCAGAATTCGCAGTTCTGTTTTTTCCTCGGCCGATGCTTGGCGCATGGCAAGCATCGAATCCTTCACCGCGGCGAGCTTCTCGCGCAGTTTTGGCGAAGGCCGGGTTACATCACCGGTGAGCAGCGCAACGACGGCCCAGCCGTCTTCGGTAACTGGCGCGACACTCAAGTCGGCCAGGTACAACTGCCCCCGCTCATGTGGGATCCGTTGCATCTGCACGGCCTTGGTGATCGCCTGGGTGCGGCGGTTGGCGTCGAATCCAACCGACACATGCCAATTGACGTTTTTGTTGTCCTCCCGAGCCTGCCCCACCAGGCGCTCGTAAGCGCTGTTGAACGCCATGCGCGCACCAACTTTGTCGCCGGCATCGAGGACAGGTTTTGCGGCTGCCAGCGCGAGCTGAATTTCATCAGTAAGCACCACGGTTTCGAACTCGTCGTTCGTAGTCATGGCGATCGCCCAAGCTTCGTCCTTGCCCGGGCGACCATCTGCAACCTGAACTCGCTGGAGGATATCAGCCATGGCCAACTTGCCTTTCACTTCGAAGCGGCAAGCCTTCAGCGCGGCCTTCACCACCTGCACCGGGTAAGCACAGAGATCTTCGGCCATGATCGCCGCGGTACCTGGGTTCATTTCCTGACCCATGGCCTCGGCGGTGGCGCAGATCGCTGCAGCAAGCCCGGCAACCTGCTGGTCGTTCATTTCAAAGGTATTCATTGCGCTCTCCCGCTTGGCGCTTGGCCAAGACCATTTGCGCGGCCTGCTCGGCGGCGGAAACGTTCGCTTCGGTACGTTCCATCTGGCGGGCAGTTGTCCCGTTGATGCGCTGACCGGTCACCCATTGGGTGTGGTAGCTCTCGGCGTTGGCCAGCAGTTCGTTGAGGCTGTGGCACTTGCGCAGAACGGCGGCATCGCTGGTTTTCAGGTAGTGCGCGGCGACGTGGTGAGCGACATCGGCGCCGAGGCGGTCGACCAGTTGCCCAAGCTGGCCACCGACCTTGGCGTTCCACACCGGCCAGGTGCTGTAGCGCTTGCGGTAGGCCATGGCGTAGTTCGCCCAGACCTTGAAGGTTTTGCAGGACTGGTCCTTGGGGCCCGGCATGTCAGCGGGAATCTCAACCCGTGGCGCATCGGTGCGGTCAACAACAAGCATTAAGTTGCGGGACGGCTTGTCCGGGCTGCCTCGCAAGCCCTGACTGGTATCCTGATTAGTACCCTGATGATTGGTATCCTGATTTGTCGGAGATTTTTCCGACCCTGCCTCGGATTTTTTTCCGACCTTGATCGGAGATTTCTCCGAGGTAGATCGGATTTTTTTCCGACCTCCGTTCTTTGGTGGGGTCGGATATTTTTCCGACCCGTCGAGCTTCTGGTTCCACTCGATCGCCTTTTCTGTCAGGCGAAAAAGTGTGATGTTCGAAGTACTGGAAAGCTCAATCAAACCGGCTTCTTCCAGAGCCTTAAGCATGCGGTAAGCGGTGTCTGGCTTATCCGTAAGCAGCGGCAGCTCCTCTGTGATCTTGGCCTTGCTCAGAGCGAAGAAGATCCCGTCGTCAGTCTTGATTGGCTTGGTCCAGCTCGGGCAGCCGTAGACGAAGGCAAACAGCAGGGCCTGCTGAGAATTTAGCCCCCACTCCAAGGCCTTCACCTGATTGATGGTTACGGTGAACTGCATGTCAGGTGTTCCTGACGCAGGATGGAAAAACAAACGTGCGCGACACGTTCAGTGATTTCCGAAAACGTGTCGCGACAGTGTTCTGAGTATTGCTGGAATTTGGCTGGTTCTGCATAATCAGGCCTCTCTAGTTTACGAATCAGCCGACCTCGACCGTCGGCTTTTTTGTGCCTGTCGTTTAGGCTGCCTTCACGGACTGCTTGAACACTTCCAGGCTGACAATCACTTCCTCAGCCTCTTTAAGCAGGCTCGTTTTCTCGACCGAGCAGACTCGCCCATCAGCCTGTGCGTCGAATGCGAGGCGGGTGACGTCGGCAAGATCAGCATGGAGGCGTAACAGCGCGGAGTTGAGGTTGATGCCCTCAGGTTTTTCCTTCGGCACCAAGTCGAAGCCGAACGATTCCGCCCAAGCTTTCAGTGGCCTGAAATCCTGGGTGAACTTCATGATCCGGTGCAGCTCTTCCACGTTCATGCGGTGGGTTTCGTAATGCGGGTTCGCCTTCTGTGAAACCAGCGTGCGGCTAGTGAAGTCAGCGCCCTCTGCAATGCGCCCCGCTCCGTGGGTGTCCACCACGTCATAAATGGCTGACATCAATTCCTGCATGTAACACCTCGAGATTCTTTACGTGGCGCCCTGCAGTTGCAGAGGCGATCATCTGTTCACGAATTGCGGCCAGCAAACTCATGCGGCGGATCTGGCGCTCTTTCCGCGAGTGCACAACTCGCGAGCAGTAATTTTTCCGCCGGTCAACTCCTCCGCTAGAAATGCCTTTTCGGCGCGCATCGGATGAATCCCGGAAACCCAGTACGAAACTGCGGCCTGAGACACGTCGAGTGCTAAAGCGGTTTTGGTTTGCCCGCCGAAGAAGTCGACGAGCCTTTCGATAGGGGTCATCAGACAGCCCTCATAATAAGCCTGCTTATATCGTATTTAGAAGCAGGCTTATTTGCAAGCCAATAAGGGAACTTATAAATTCATGTGCATGAGCACACTTGCAGAACGTCTAAAAGAAGCGCGAAAACATGCCAAGCTGACCCAGGCAAAACTTGCCGCAGTTTCGGGCGTTGAGCAGCCACTTATTTCCCAGCTGGAAACAGGAAAAAATCTCCAGAGCGCGCACCTTCCAAAATTCGCCCACATATGCGGCGTCAGCGCCATTTGGCTTTCGGACAACATCGGTCCAATGGTTGTCGACTCCAAAGAGAAGTCCAACGTGTCTGTGGCTTCGCAGCCGGCACAGAGTTATCGCTATCCGGTGATCAGTTGGGTGTCTGCGGGATCTTGGGCGGAAGCAGTAGAGCCCTACCCAGCTGGAATTTCGGATAACTACGAATTTTCGGAGTACGACTCAAAAGGATCTGCTTTCTGGCTCACCGTGAAAGGCGACTCGATGACGGCCCCCGCCGGCCAGAGCATCACGGAAGGCACACTGATCCTCGTCGACACTGAAGCTGAGGTGGTGCCAGGTAAGCTGGTCGTAGCCAAGCTGCCAGATAGCAACGAAGCCACATTCAAAAAGCTCGTTAGCGACGGCGGGAGGTTGTTCCTCAAGCCGCTGAACCCTAGTTATCCAATTGAACCGTTTGACGAGAATTGCCGCATCGTAGGCGTAGTGGTGCGTGCACTGCAGAAGTTCTGATAAAGCCCAACATCCGTCGGCAAGCTGGCCATATCGCTACTCAGTGGTCGCTTGAGCTGATAGCGCCGAACCTACTACAAAGGGATCAAGGATCGATGGTAGATCTGATGCAGCAGCTTGATGGTCCAAGGACTGCACAGCAGGAGTTGTTCTACGACCTTGAGGACGCTACGGCGATCATCGGCTGGTCAGTAACCGAGTTGACTGCAATTGCCGGGGTCGCGCGGCCACCTGATGAATCCGTTTCCTTGATGAAGATGGCTGCACTGCTAACTGCTCAGCAGGAAAAGCTTCGCGGCTATGCGTATGAGGTGAAGGCAGGGCGGATCGTTCGTGCGGAGGAATAGGCCCTGCAAGGTGCTGGGATGGGCAGAAAGCTAAGGCTCGGTCAAAGCGTCCTGATAAGTCTACGACCGCCCTGTGCGAGTTCAGCCGACCAAATGTCTTGGCCGCCTATTGCATGCTAATTTTTTCCACCTACAATGTAGGAACGAAAAATTAGCATGCGAGCTAAATATGCCTAATCACAATGCACTGATCATAGATCAACCGGCCTCAGTGCTGGATGCACTTCAGTCTCTAGGAGTGACGCGCGAAGCTGTGATTCACATTGCCAGGTCTGCGGTATCTGCACGATCTGAATACTTACCTGGAATAGACGCGGTTAATTTTCCCGGTACACGCGCCTATCAAGAGGGCATCCGCCAAACGCGCCTACGGCTTAAAGCGTTGCCACAGGGATGGGTTACTAGAAAATTCAATAACATAGAGCTCGTATACAGCGCCGATTTGGGGGTCATGGTTGGTTTTCAAAACGTAGACCGCGCCTGCGGTGACATTGATCCCAAGGCTATCTCTGAGCGCGGAGAAGGCACTAGGCAACTGGTCTCCCTTCCCTATCAACGCAGCCTTTTCAGCAGCGACAGGGTTGGCACTATTCCAAAAGCTATCGGGGCCTTTCCGGTGATCTGGTTTATTTGCGTTGCCGCTCATTCAGACCGCATTCAAGTCGAGGTGTCCAGACCAAAGCCGTTCACGTCCGATCAGTTTGAAGGATTTTTTGAGCGAATCTTCATTGCGGACGAGCCTGTAAATGACAAGCCACTTGATGAAGTGGTCGTTGACGACCAGATAGATGAACCCGAAATCTTTATCAGCAAAAAGCAAAATGGCAACTCTTAATCTTTCGAGACTGACCCTGGCAAGAAAGCGCAGGCAGCTGACTAAAAAGCAGCTTGCCGAGATGGCCGGAATATCCAGTATTACCCTGACCCGCATCGATACGGGAGTAATCACGTCCCCGGGCGATGACACCGTCGAAGCGCTGGCGCGAGCTTTGGGCTACCCCGTCAGTTTTTTTTATCTAGATGATGTTGATGAGCTGGATGAGAAAGAGGTTAGCTTCAGAAGCCTAAAAGCCATGACTGCAAGGCAGGCTGATGCAGCCATCGCTAGCGGCTCGCTTGGCTATATTTTCAATGAGTGGGTTTCCGGCAAGTTCAATATGCCCACTCCAGACCTGCCAGAACTCAGATCTGAGGACCCAGCGTCAGCTGCGGCATCCATTCGAAGGCATTGGGGAATTGGATTCAGACCGATCCCTAATCTGATAAGGCTGATGGAATCTAAAGGGGTCAGAGTTTTCACTCTCTCGGAAGGGAAAAACGTAGATGCTTTTTCCTTCTGGAGGGATGGAACGCCGTTTATTTTCCTGAACACAGTGAAGTCTGCAGAGCGGAGCAGGTTTGATGCTGCTCATGAGCTTGGTCATTTGTTAATGCACTCTCATGGATACCCCGAAGGTCGAGAGGTCGAGAAGGATGCTGATAGCTTTGCATCACATCTTTTAATGCCTAGAGAGGATGTTTTATCTCAGCTACCAGCTTCCCCATCCATCAGAAGCCTGGTGTCTGGAAAAAAAAGGTGGGGAGTTTCGGTGGTTGCATTGGCGCGAACAGCGAAAGATGTAGGGCTTCTAACTGACTGGCATTATCGAGAACTGTGCAAGCAAATGGCCTCTGCTGGTTATAGATCGGTAGAGCCCGAACCTATTCCTCGCGAAAGATCAGCGCTGTGGAAGATGGTGCTTGAAGAGCTATGGAAGGATAGGTACACCAAAGAGTCCATAGCCGATCAGCTCGAACTACCGCTAGACGAAATTGATTCCTTGCTGCAAGGAGTGCTTGGCGGACCTGACAATTCAAACCAGATTTTTGAGCGAGCGCCCTTGCGTCTTGTGTAAAAATAGCCCGGCCCGTGCCGGGCTTTTTCGTTCCGCCCTTGCCTGCTATGTGCCGCCCTCAAGCCCTTCGATTGCCTGGGCAAACTTCACCCCTGCCTTTCTAACGAGTTGTCGCCATTCGGCTGCAGTCACCCCCCTTCCTGCTCCATCAAATCGGCCATTTTCAGTAAATCATCATGTTGATCCTCAACATCCATCCGGATCTCGGGTGCGTCCAGCAGCATGCGCCAAGCGGTAAGTGCGTGTTCTTTACGATCGTCGCTCATGGTGAGCACCAAGTGTGTCTGTGAACCGGTAGACGTGGTGGATGGTGGCGTTCAATCGCACCTACATATGGCAAAGCTAGACGCACAGACAGTTACGCTCCCCTCCCCCTCTCTCTTGCCAAACCCTGGGAGGATCAATACTGTATGTATATCCAGTATCAGCAAGGAGCTATAAATGCCCGCTACCGCTTTTCCAGTTACACACTCTCGAGACTCATATGAGCTTGTCGGGCGCCGCATTCAGCGCCTTATAACTGCGCCAAAAATGCAGAAAATCCAGGTAGTGACTGTCGCCCGAAATGACGACGAAAGCCCTGAGGCGTGGCAGCGAGTAATTCAAGAGATCGGTGAAACCTGCGGTGTGCGCGTCGAACATCTTGAGGGCGGCACTGTCCGGATCGGCTGGCGAGACTACTGCGACGCCTAAACGAGCCCGCCACTGAGCGGGCTTTTTATCGTGCGCTGAAAATTATATAAGCGTGCTTATTGACGAAATAGATAAGCAGACTTATATTTGAGCCATCACAGTGATACAGCCACTGCGAAGGGCCTCAAGAGACCCGCTGCTCTTTAACAGTCAGGAATCTTCGCGGATCGATCCCCGGAAACGGGCATAGCGCGAAACACAAACTTCGATCTCCATGCAGGCTCTGGAACCTGCCGGACTCTCCATATGGGAGGACGCCAAACCATGCAAGCCAGCCGGCGAATAACACCGAACACGAAATGTGTGACGCCGGTCAGGTGGGGAAACCGCGGCGCCGAGCATGGGGCGGACAGCAACACGGAATTTTTCACTGATGCACCTGGTGACGGGTGCATTGGGAAAACAACCGATCAAGCATGGAGCACCAAATGAGCGAACAAACGCTTCAGCAACTGCTGGCCGAACGTGTCAGCACCTACGCCTTGTCTGATCGCCCTCGCGAGCTGATAGATGAGGGCATCGACAAGATGTTCAAAAGCGTCGTCGAAGACGCCTTCAGATCTTACGGCACCATCGGCGAATCAATAAAAACGGCCGTGAAGCAGGCCTTTCCGGCCAATGTCACCGACATGTTTGAACTTCAGCGCTACAACGCACTGATCGCCAATGCTTTGCGGGAGCGCTGGGAGACAGCGGGCATGGAGTCGGCAATCATGAAGCAGGCCGACGCATCCATCACTGAGGTGTTGACCGGTGAAGGTCTGCTCACAGGTGAGATTTCGTTGAAGGATTTGCTCGAAGCATTCATTGATGAGCACAAAGAAGAGGCTGCGGACGAACGATGGATCGCCCCGGAGATCCGCATCACTGAGGACGACAGCCATTCTCACAAGTTCTTCCACATCTACTTCGATCCGCAGCCAGAAGGTGGGAGTCGGTACAGCTACAGCAATGAGCGCCGTAGCGACTACAGCCTTAAACACAACATCCATGTGATGGTTGAAGGTGAGCGCGAAACCGGCGACCACTGGAGACCGAAAGTCGAATTCGGGAAGGTGTATAGCGCCCAGCTCGATGCGAAAAAGGTTTCGATCAAAATGAATATCCGCTCGAAATGGGAGCGCATCCTGGCTTCGCTTTATTTCGGTGAAGCCGTTCTGCTGATCGACTGCGAGGAAAGCGATTTCTCTTACGGGTTCGACGACTGAACAACCAGCGCCACGACAGCCTGTCGTTAACTGCCCGATCCTCTCTATGAGAGCGCATCGGGGTATGATCTGAGGCTAAGTCTCGGGCAGCGGATGAGCCAACCGGTCGCCATTGGGCTACCCCTTCCGCCGAATGCCGGTTGAGCCCCGGCCAGATTACACCCCGATGCGAAAGAAGCTGAGGACTACTCCCGTTCCTTTGCATCTCGGTAATAGCTATCACATACGACTTCAAGTAAATCTTGGGTGGCCTCGGTCCGCATGCGCAGAACTGTATCCTCAAGTTCTACTTTGTGATTTGGCTGCGAGGAGAATGCCCTAATGTCGTTTGCTAATTGAGTCGACATGTGTGGATGTAGCGATATGTATTGCTCTAAAGAAAGCTCCTTTTCTGGATGTTTCTGTGCGCAAACTTGGTAAAGAGCTGCACCACCGACGGCCATATCATGTTCGCTGGCAGCATGTGCGGTCGACGCAAAAGTGCAGCCAATAAGCGCGGCGAACACACCAATACGAGCTTTATTCAACAGCATTTAAAACTCCAGCTTTCATGTGATATGGCATCGATGCCGACGCGAGCCTATCGGCAGCTCCCTAGCAATTCTTTAGCTCCACCCCACTACCGATACCACCCGAATGCACTCCCCTCCGCGCCCAACGGCAACCAGCGGAGCGTATGAGTGCATCCGAGTTTTGTTGGATCAACACCCGCCACCACGGAGGCGATCATGGCAACCAGCTATGCAGACAGTGCGCAGGCCCGAGAGTGGGACAGGCGCTACGACGACTGGGGGCGCCAGAAAGCGCCGAAGGTTGAAGACTTCCACGACTACGAAGCTGCTGAGCAGCAACGCACACAGCGCCAAGCGCTGATGGCCGCTCAGGAACTCGTAGGCCGTAAGGCGCGGGCCAAGCGAGTCGCGGCGGCAGTGGTCGCCTACGGTGAATTCTGGGGGTTGAAATGAACGTCCAGCAGCGAGATCACCAGACGGCGATCACCTGGATCGAGGGCGAGATCAACAACATGATCAAGGACCTTGGACAGCCCAACGCCAGCGCCGCCGCGACATCTGCAATCACCCTCGCCTTCCTGCTCCGTGCCATTGATAACGATGAACACCGGCATTACCGGGCGCGCATCGACCAGATCTACGCCTCCTACAACGATTCGATCACGCAAGGAGTTGCAGCATGATTGCCAATGACACCGCCAACGCGAGCGACTATCCAACTATTCAAGTCGAATTTGCTGGAAAGACAAAGGTACTAGCTGAACGTCTGGCGAGCCGACAAGGTTACGGCGGAGAGCCTGAGAAGGCCGGCTGGGTGGCGCCAGGGGTTTGGCTACTTCTCTACAAGTCGCCAAACCCGCTAGGTAAGACTAAGTCTTAACCTTGTTCAATTTTCTTTGCTAAGGCGGTTAGCTCTTTAGCAAATTTACGCAGGTACGCTGGATCTGATGGGAGCTCAATCACGGCGTGAGACTCACCAGCCTGCTCTCCGGCATATTGAAGCCATGCTCGGCTGTGATCCCAAGTGACATAGATACCGGTCGCATGCATTCGAAAATCATCACCCTCCTTGTCTTTAGTGCTTACTTTGTAGTCGTCAGGCAGTTTTATAAAATGTCCGACATGCTGTTTTTTTGCCATTTACCACCTCCACTGTGAATCAGCGCTTATACACCGAATTGGAATCAAAAAAAACAAACTGCCACTACAAGTGGATTGATGTTTTTTTCCACCTCGATTGAGTATTCCCATGAACACCTCCCCCATCTTGGCCGCCCAGTTCGACTGGATGACGGTCGGCGCATTCTCGCCCGAGCAATTTACCGGCGAGCAGCGCAAAGAGTACGAAGACGAAGCCAGCCGCATCCAGCGGCAATGGGACAACCAACCACTCTGAGGAAACTCCGATGTTCAAGAAAGCCGAACGCAAGCAGGCCAAGCTACGGCTGGCACTTGCTGGGCCATCCGGATCAGGCAAAACCTACTCCGCGCTCCTGCTCGCACAGGGGCTGGGCGGGCGAATCGCGGTGATCGACACCGAACACGGCAGTGCTTCGTTATACGCAGACATTGCTGACTTCGACACATTGGAGTTGAGCGCCCCCTACTCGCCCGAGCGCTATGTGGATGCGATCACCGCCGCTGAACAGAATGGCTACAGCGTGCTGATCATCGATAGCTACTCCCATGAATGGACTGGCTCCGGCGGATGCCTTGAAGCGAACGAGAAGCTTGCCCACCAGAAATTCAAGGGAAATACCTGGGCAGCGTGGAACGAGACAACGCCACGCCACCGTCGGCTGACCGACAAGATCTTAACCAGCTCCCTGCACATCATCTGCACCATGCGGAGCAAGACTGAAACCGTCCAGGGAGAAGGGAAAAAGATTCTCAAGCTAGGCATGAAGTCCGAGCAGCGCGATGGCACCGATTACGAGTTCACCGTGGTTCTGGATCTGACCCACGACGGCCATGCCGCCATGGCGAGCAAGGATCGGACGAAGCTCTTCCAAGAGCCTGAGTTGATCACTGAGGAAACCGGCCGGCGGTTGCTGGCTTGGCTCAACTCTGGGGTGAGCCCTGAGGAGCGGGCCAAGGAACTGCTGGTGGACGCGCTGGCCGATATCGCTTCAGCCAAGGACATGGCCTCACTTCAATCGGCGTTCAACGCGGCCAAGGCGATTGCCGTCGGCTTCGACGACCTTGTGCAGTGGGTCGTGACGGCGAAAGACAAACGCAAAAACGAACTTTCTCCAAAAAGGCAATCAGCATGACCGCATACATCTTCGACAGCGAAACAACCGGTTTGAACGATCCGCATCTGGTCGAGGCGGCCTGGTTGAAATTGAGTGGCGTGAGCAGTCTCGCCGTGACTGACTCTTTCCTGCACCGCTACAAACCGGGTAAGCCGATTGAGCTGAGCGCGCTCGCCACCAGCCACATCCTCGACGAGGAATTGGCTGATTGCCCACCACACACCGATTTTGCTTTGCCGGGAGACGTCATCTACCTGATCGGGCACAACGTCGATTACGACTGGCGCGTGATCGGCGAGCCAGATGTGAAGCGAATCTGCACTCAGGCTTTGAGTTCGAAGCTCTGGCCACTCGCAGGTAGTCACACGCAGTCGGCAATGATCTACCTACACTACCGCGCCGAAGCGACCGGCTTGCTCCGCAACGCCCACGCAGCGCTCGATGACGTGAAGAATTGTCGACTGTTACTGGTGAAGATCCTTGATCAGCTCGCTAGTGAGCTTGGCCGTCCAGTCAACGACTGGGAAGAGTTGTGGCAAATCTCCGAGGATGCCCGCATCCCTACGATCATCGGCTTCGGCAAACACAAAGGCACGGCCTTCGCTGATCTGCCAAGCGACTACCGGCGCTGGCTTTTGAATCAGCCCGACCTTGACTCCTTCGTTCGCAAAGCGCTTTCGCGCTGATGGTGAATCATGATCAGCAACCACCTCAACCTCGTCGAGCAGCACCGACCGGATGCCGAGTCGATCGCTGACCGAATCGCGCAGTACCTGGCTGCCGGCGGGCGGATCGACCAACTGAAAAGCCCGCTGCGCAATCCACTGCCGCCACCGCGCTCGAAGAAGATAGCCCCTGAAACGGTACTCAAGCGGCGCCCGAAGCCGATATCGGCAGCCGACCGAAAGACTCTGCGCAAAATGGCGGACTCGGTATGAAGTCGAAACGCAAACCCAACAACGGTTTCGCTCGGGCCGAACGCAGTTGCCGGGCGCTGCTGTGCACCAACCACGTCGCGGTGGTGAACATCGACCCAAGCGGCAGCCAGATCATGGCGAACTGGAAGAGCTGCAAGCAGATCCGCAGTCTGGCGATCGCCAACGCAATCTTCGATTTCTCCTACCGCTGGACGATCTACATCGGCGCCATGTGTCGAGACGAGCGCGGCGCCGAGTACATCAAGTCGGTGGAGATCTCGCCCGAGGGCATCTACAAGGTCGAGCGCCTCACTGATGCCATCGAGCATTACTACCTGGAGCTGCGCAACAGCGCGAACCCGACCCATCTGCTCGCGTCAGGCTGGATCGCCATTCCGGATGAAGTTTCGATGGATGAAGCCGAAGCCGCGAAGCTGTTCTACGCCGCCGGCGCCTGGCATCAGGTAAAGGTTGCAGCGTGAGACGTTTCCGCACCCAACAACGCAAACGACAGACCTGGCTGGACTTCCCGGCCAGCGGAATTGAAGAGGTAGGCCATGGCCGAAGTACAGGAGCCGACGAAGGAAGCGATCAAGCAAAAGAAAAAGCGCGAGAAGTCTGCAGCAAAGGACGCTGCATTGGGCGTCGAGAAGTTTACGGTTGAGGTCGCCGGGGTGTTCAAGCCAGACCTCAAGCGGGTCATGGCTGCTCACGGCTTCAACAACCAGCAGGAGGTGTATCAGAACCTGCTTCGGAACCTGATCGCCGCCGACTTCGAAACACAGGCTCAGATGCTGAAGTGTGTCACGACACCTTTCGTCATCACGAAAGAAGTGTCACGCGAATTTCACAATCAAAGCCTACTCGAAATCAGCAAAGACCCAGGCGACCAGATCATCGAACCTGCACAGGAGATCTAAGCGCGCCTCATTCCTCATAGATGAAATTATCTCGCAACCTATTGCTTGCGAATTCCAAACAGGTCTTCAGAATTCCAAGGGTAAATTCCAAGTGATATTCGGTTGGGCCGGTGACAAGCACGGGCTCGCCGTCCTTAACTAGTAGCGATGAATCCATTGACCTGAAGGTCGCGTGGCTAGCTACAGATGAAAGCCCTCGGTACATGGTATCGTAGAGAGGTGTCAAACCAGCAACCTGGGCAGCGTCATAAGTCGAAAATCCGGGGCCTGCGCCTTCAGCTCGGCTGATAACTTCGTTCAAGTCTTGGATATTTTTATCCGTAAGCCCGAGCCCCACTAATGATCTGATCATCGCCTCTGCCTGCTTCCGATCCTCGATATCCCCAGCCCTACCCATGCGAGCAAATACAGAGGGATCGTTGATCAGAGCTGCAGCATGAAACAGAGCTTCAACAGCTGATCGACTCAACGTTTGAGCATCAACAACAAGCCCTCTTTCACAAAGTAAAATTGCCGCCTGGCAGCTCCGCACTGTTTTATGAAAAAAAACAAGTGATGCCATCTGGTGAGGGGCATTTCGATCGGCACCTGCGCCCATGACCAAAATCTGAGCGACACCAGATGCAGCTTCCGCATCATCAAAGGCTTTTTGGTAAGTCGCCTTCAAGTTCGTCCTTACTACTTCAATCGCCGGGGACAGAAAACCTTTCTCATTTAAGTCATCGACTGTTGCTTGGTTCATACCCAGTTACTCCTTGGCTGCTAAGTCAGTCGCTCTATAAAACACGACCATCCCAAACATTGCCACCACCGGTCACGGAGGGCGGCGTCCTAGCCAATATCTCGGTCTACCCAATGCTTGGCGAGCCAGCTTGGAATCAACAGCGTTCGGGTTGCATTAATTTTCTTGTCGGCATCTGGCAACTGAGCGATTTCAACACCGAAGTAAACCATCCAGCTTCCATCTGCCTGCATTTCGAGAGCTGTCAGGTACGTCCCGACCTCTGCTTCGGTCAGACCGCTTTGCTCTGCGATGAGTTTGTTGGAAGGTTTCCGTCCATTTCGGGCTCCTTGATCCGGCCACATGCCGGGGCGATAACAAATACCGAAACGGCCGGCAATGTGTCTGCTCAGACAAGTCTCGGCGCTTCAACCAGCCGATGCTTCGATTCCATATAGCTGGCCAGGTCGATCACCTCCCGAAGGAACACGACCACCTCAAGCTTCACCGCGTCGTCCGGCAGCCCTATCCGTTTCAGCATTGCCTTGGCGTCCTCTTCGATAGCCGCCAGCGCATCTACATCGCTCTGCAACCTCATGTCGGCCTCCTGCCAGTGTGAGATTGCAGATAAATACCCCACTTCTACGAATCACGCCAGCCGGCGAGAGGAGCCCGCTTAAATTTCTACCCCTCAGACGAGGGCATTTCCAAATTTAATATGAGTGGCAATCTCTCTGCTAGAAGCAACTTTATTTTTCCCGTATCAGTAAACTGCGTTACGGAAATTTCAAACGCCAGAATAAGAAGACTATTTACTGCGTTATTTGCCTTGATTTTTCTCGCTTGAAGATTGTGCAGCGCAGCCATCTTTTGTTCATGCAAAATGCGAGCATCCTTTGTTGACGTAATATGCTCCTCTAGGCTTTCAGCTATTCGACGTTGATGTTCGATAAACATTTCTATTAAATTAATCTGGGACGTTTGATAAGACTGAATTTCGGTTTGTCGGGACTCCGTCTTCGCCAGATTCAACTGTTCCGACTGGGCCGCGAGGCTTTCAGACTGAAGATTATTTATCGCACGAAATTCATCTTTCTGAGCATCGAGCAGTTCCCTCTGCAAATACACCGTTTTAAGAACAGCTAGAAGAGTGCAGAACGATATTAGTGGACCAAACACACCACCAAAATAGCTTCCAAATGCTGACCAATCTGCAGAATTCGAAGACAACTGATTCCCAAACATCGTCCAGTAGTAATAGGAAGCAAAAATAGCGCACACAAAAACTATGCAGACTAATAAAAACCAGAAGCTAAATATCGATTTTTTCAAGCGTTCCATGCGGGTAACCCAATTTAATAATCGGCGAAATATACCAGCGAGGTGGAACCATGCCCATCACTTATGGAAGCGTGTGCTCAGGCATTGAGGCCGCAACACTTGCGTGGAAGCCTCTCGGGATGCACGCCATCTGGTTCGCAGAGATTGAAGCGTTCCCCAGCGCGGTACTCGCCCACCACTATCCCAAGACGCCGAACCTCGGCGACATGACCAAGCTCTGTGCCCAGGTGCTGGCCGGCAAGATCGCCGCACCGGACATCCTCGTCGGCGGAACACCGTGCCAGGCATTCAGCGTGGCCGGCATGCGCGAAGGCCTAACGGACCCGCGCGGCGCCCTCACCATCAAATACGTGGAGCTCGCAGATGCAGTTGACTATGTTCGAGCAGGCCAGCGAAAGCCGCCCTGCGTCATCGTCTGGGAAAACGTCCCCGGTGTCCTCAGCGACAAAGGCAACGCCTTCGGATGCTTTCTTGGCGCGCTTGCTGGGGAAGACTGCGAACTGCAGCCTTCAGGGAAAAAATGGCCGGACGCTGGTTGTGTGTATGGACCCAAAAGAACAATCGCGTGGCGGATCCTGGACGCCCAATATTTCGGCCTGGCCCAACGACGCCGCCGTGTGTTCGTTGTCGCAAGTGCTCGAGACGGATTCGATCCCACCGAGGTACTTTTTGAGCGAGAAGGCGTGCGCCGGGATACTGCGCCGCGCCGAGGCGAGGGGCAAGACGTTACCGGATCAGCTCCTTTCGGCCCTGCGCTCCAGTGCGGATGTGGACACACCTTCGAAGAGTCACTAGGGCAGTACGGGTGCCCGAACTGCGAAGGCGACGAAGGCCCGGCGGTTGGTGTGTTCTGCGGTGTGCCAGCCTTCGGCGGTCACAGCCTTGGCGGATCGGTTGAACGGTCGGCAACGCTCACCGCGAAGGACACCCGGCTCGACATGGAAAGCGAGACGTTCTTCGTGGCGCCAACACTCGCCGGCGGCGCACGTAAGTCTGGCGGTTACAGCTACGACGATGTGCCATGCGTTGCCGCAACTCTTGACGCAAGTTACGGACGGCTTCAAGGCTGTTCCGGCCAAGACGCCAACCATGGTCACAGTCATCTTGTTGTCCACGGCACGCAAGATCCATGCGTGCTGAATGATCAGGCTCACACTCTCGGCCGGAACAGTGGCCAGGAGAACGTGCTTTATTGCCGTGAAGTAGCCCAGACCATCACCAGCAACTACGGGAAGCAGCTGGACAACACGAACTCAGCCCTTGGCCCTAACATCGTTGCTGATATATCGGGAACTCTCGGAGCCAGGCACGGAAATGTGAAGGCTGAGCATGCGTGGACCGGACAATTGGTCGCTGAACTATCACCTACCCTTCGCTCCGGAAATATGCGCAACAACAGCAATCCGGTTACTGAAACCAGCATGCGAGTTGCGGCTTTCGCGGAGAACTCTCGATCGGAGCTGCGGTACGAGAGCGGCGACGGCAGCATCACCGGCGCACTCGGATGCGGTGGTGGCAAGGCCGGCCAAGGAATGCCGTCGGCCCAAGTTGGCACCTCGGTCCGACGCCTCACCCCGCGAGAATGCGAACGACTCCAGGGCATGCTCGACGACTACACGCTGATCCCATGGCGCGGCAAGCCTGCCAGCGAATGCCCGGACGGACCCCGCTACAAAGCGATCGGCAACAGCAAGGCCGTGCCGTGCGTGCGCTGGATCGGCCGACGCATCCTACGTCAACTCAATCCGGATGAATAATAAGCTCTCGATCGTCAGAGGTAAGAGTCGGCTCCAGATCCTGAGGCCGGTTAGGGTCAAGTGGTTCTCGCCGCTTACATTCCCGCTTTGCTTCGAGCACAACTCGGGCTCGGCCTATGTCGAACTCTTTACCTTCGGCCAGCGTTTCGAGCGTTGAAGATATGCAGAAATACCCACCACACGGCGGGCAATCGAACCGCAATCCTCCTGCAAAGGTTGGATGCTCAATTGCTTCAGCGTTACCGCAAATTGGACAACCCATAGCGTTACTCCTTGTTGTGGTCGCTGAACTGTAGCTGATCCCTCACCCCCCTACACCGCCCGAGCATGCCCCGACATAGGACGCCCCATGCCCATAGAAAAACCTACCGAGCCACCGTGAATGTGACGTTAGACGGTGCCTACGTTGATGAACCGGAGCTCGGCTGACTTGCTCCAACGACGCAGTAAACTTGATGTTGGCAACAAATCAAGAAAACTTCATTAAGTACTCTATGAAATCAGGATCATCCACTAGGCTCATCGTCCTGACATACTTTTCAATCTCCCTCCTATCTTGAGTCTTTCCTGCAACGACCTGAAACAGATAGAAAATACAAATACCCGCAGCAAGATTAAAGGATACACCATTGCTGTTACTCGCAATATCTTTCGCTCGCAACAATATGTCTGAGCGATGGCTACGCAGCATCATTTCAAGCTGATCTAAAGTGCCAACGCCGAACAGCTTAAACACTTCAAACTCTTCAGGCAAAAAATACGGCTCACTTATCGAAGCGCTGAGAATCTGCGCAATCTCTCTATCTAAGGCTACAACGACATGATTTGAAACGGCAAATGTATCTAATGATGTTTTATCGATAGCAATTTTTTCAAGCTCAACACCAACTGCATTTCTCACACTTTCAGCATATTTATCGACTTTCTTCCGAATGTCCATGAACTCTTCATCAGCAAGTTCCAAAAGACCAGAAAGTCGAGAAAATTTTCGCTTCACGTCATTTGGAACCTCCTCGTTCGCTTTGTAACCGATGTCGTGTTCGATCTCCGCCCAAGCGTGTTGAAGAATTGAGCGAATCTGAATCTCGACCTTCACACTCATAAACTTCGAGTATTCAGAAAGTAGTAAACGCTCAGCACTCAACTCGACTACATAGTGTAACGATGTGTAGCCGAATCTGTCTGGTTCCTGTGCAACTCTTTTATCAATGGAATTAGCAAAGTCAACGTTAAACTCATGCTCGACAATTTTTGCGATTCGATCGACATCATTGGCGAAGTGAGTAATGACTCGAACGCCGGCCAAGTCTGTGACTGACTTTAGATCAGCGTACTCGGAGCCTTTATCAATTTTTTTCTGCGCTTTCACTTCAAGGCTGTCGAGTGTCTTGCATCGAGATGATACTGAATGCACGGTCACACTTTGGACTTCTAGAAAACCTTTAACTAACTCTTTGACCTTCTCGGAAAAAGATTCGTATGTACCACGAACTTTTTCAAACTCCGCCCTGAGTTCCTTTCCTTGCATTGCAAGCTCCCCCTCATTAATTCATCCAGGTGTAGAGTATTATTTTCGATCCCCCATTGAGGAGAATCACTTCAGTCATCCAAAGGCTAAATGTGGTGTGACACTCACCGATGTACGATGCCTGCATATTAACCTCCTTCAACCTTCAAAGTCAGCCGCTATAGCGGCGAGGACGAGCTCGACCATGGAAAAGATAAATCTGATTCAGCCAGCACCAGTTGTGCGCGACGACGTGGGTTCTTTCCAGCACCCAGACATGCCCAACTTTGATGAAGGTGACGGCGACAAATGCAAGGCATGGGTTGCGGAGCAGGGTCTCACCGTAACGCAGGTGCGCCTGGAGTACGCCGACGTGGCCGTTGCTGACCGTTACTTTGAATCAGGCGACCCGGAATACACCTACTGGGAGCCTGACCGTCCTGACGGCGAAGGCTGGTTCTGCCTGGCGATTCACGATACTGATGACGGCCCGGTCTGCTGGTGGGCACGCCGCGAGGTGACGCCATGATCTTCGCCCCGCTCTACATGACCTACCTCATCTACAAGTGGCCGTGGCGATGAGAACAGTTACTCGCATCGTTGCCGACCCATCAGCCAAATGGGGCTTCCGCAAAGAGCCATCCACTTATGAGGAGGCCGAAAAAATCACCGGCTTTCGTCTGGATCGGCGTTCCAACTTCCTGATCAATCGAGAAAACAAGGTCGAGCAGGAGGCGCAGTGCACTATGGAATGCTCAGGCTGTAGCTGCGACTGCTCAAGCTGCAGCTATGGGTACAACGCCCTTCCGGCCGCCGGATGCCAAGAGTGCGGCTACACAGGCAAGCGGCGGATGTTCTTCGGATTTCCGCCATCGCCGCCAAAGGCATCGAGCGCTACGCGATGAGCCGCCTGGTCAGCGTCCGCACCAAGGAACTGGCCGGCCCGGCGCTGGACTGGGCAATCAACGCGATCGAGGGTGATCAGCAGCCCGGTACCGGGCAACTACAACTCTTCGCCCTGCACGACGCCGAGCAACTGATCACGAAGTACGGCGTCTGGGTCGACGTTGGCCACCGGCACCCTTGGCTGGCCGACATGACGAACGACCCGTTCAATCGGGTGACGGGCGAAACCAGAACCATCGCCGTGTTCCGCGCCGTGGTCTTCGCCAAGCGCGGAGCCGCGGTGAGCGTCCCCGCCGAACTGATCCCGCAATAACCCCTCCCCCAACTCAACAGCCTGCCGGTGTACGGCGGGCGAGGAATCCTCATGCCCGAATTAACGTACGACCAGAAGCTGGTGGATTACGCGACGGCGCCGAAAGCATCGGCCGGCACCATCTGCCAGATCGAGAACGGCGACTTCGTGAAGCACTGGTGCGGCAAGCTGCGCGGCAAATTCATCCAGGTCGGTCCCACCTGGAAGGCAGCCACCAAGCAGCAAGCAATCGAAAAGGCTCGGGAGTTTCGCGAGCAGTGTCGGACAGAAGCAAAAGCAAAATGCTTGCTGCCCGCATAAACCATCACCACCTTCTGCCACCACGCACGGCATGGAGCATCACAATGGAAACTGAAATTCTCTCCGACGAGGAGCTGGCCGAACTCACTGGCTACAAGGCGAGGGCCTACCAGCGGCGCTGGCTGATTGATCGCCAGTGGGTGTTCGTCGAAAGCCGCGGCAAGCGCCCGCTGGTGGGCCGCATGTATGCCCGCATGAAGCTGGGCATGATCAGCCCTACGATTGCCGATCCGAACCCGCCGCCGGTTGCACCGGCATGGACGCCAGACTATTCGCGAGTGAACTGATATGCGCCCCCGCAAGACCGAGCACCAGCACCTTCCCCCTCGGATGTACAAGCGCTCACGGAAGCGCAAAAACGGTAGTACCTGGACCGCCTATTACTACCGCGACCTGCTCGGCAACGATATTCCTCTGGGCAAGGTTCTCGATAAAGCTCGGTTGAAGTGGGCCGAACTCGAAGCCAAAGAAAAACCGCTCGACCTGCGCACCATGAAGGGAATTTTCGACCGGTACATTCGTGATGTGGTGCCAAAGAAAGCACCCCGCACGCAGAAGGACAACTTGGCGGAAATCAAGCAGCTTCGGCCGATGTTCGACAGCGCTCCGATCGACTCGATCACGCCAGCAACGATTGCTGGCTACCGAGACGCACGATCGGCGAAGGTCCGGGCGAACCGTGAGATCGCTACCCTCTCCCACATTTTCAACATTGCCCGCGAATGGGGGCTGACGACGAAGGAAAATCCCTGCCAAGGCGTGCGCAAGAACAAGGAGACGCCGAGGGACTATTACGCGAATGATGTGGTTTGGGAGGCGGTGTACAAGAAGGCAGCTCAGGAGCTGAAGGAAGCGATGGACCTAGCCTATCTGACCGGGCAAAGGCCGGCAGATGTGCTGGTTATGCGGAAGGATGATGTTGAAGGCGGATATCTGACTGTTCAGCAGAACAAGACGCACAAGAAGCTGCGCATTCAGATGACGACCGCCGGAGAGGCTAACAGCCTGGGCATTTTGATCGCGGCAATCACAGAGCGAAACGCTGCTCACGTTTCGAGCTACCTGATCATCAACCGGAGCGGTAAACGGATGACTGCGACGATGCTGAGGAAGCGATGGGACGCGGCGCGAGAGAAGGCAAAACTGGAAGCTCTTGAGCAGGGAGACGAGCTGCTGGCCGGTCGGATCGGAGAATTCCAATTCCGAGACATTCGACCGAAAGCAGCTTCGGAGATCAGCGATGTCGGTGACGCCAGCCTGCTGCTAGGACACACAAAAGGCGACATTACCGAGCGGGTTTATCGCCGCGTTGGCGCCATCGCGAAACCCTCAAAATAGTCGAAAAAAGAGTTCCATAACTCGAAAGGCGCCCCTTGTAGAATGCGGTCTGTAGAGGTGCTGCAAAACAAAAGTATTGGAACGAAAAAACGTCTGAGGCCGCGTATTCAGAGGCTTTCCATAGCGGTCTTGAAAACCGTCGACTGTAACAGGTCCATGAGTTCGAATCCCATCGCCTCCGCCATATTTGGTACCGACAAAGCCCTGATTATTCAGGGCTTTGTCGTTTCTGGCGTTCGGCAACTGAACCATCACCTCACTTCGGCTTGGCCCGATAAGTCGGCCGGTACTCGGTGTAATACACGGTGTTGTCTGGAATATCCTTGTTCACGAAAGCCTGGGCGCCGATCGTCACGTTGTTGCCGATATTGATTTCACCGACGATGCAGACGTTTGCGCCGATTTCGACGTTGTCACCGAGGCGCACGTGACCTTGGGTATAGTCCTTGGAACCGATGGTGGTGTTCTGGCGAAGGCGAAGGTTTCGGCCGATGATGGCCCGATGGGTAATGACGATGCCGATGCGATGCGAGAAGCAGATACCCGGACCGATTTGTGCCGACAAACCAATGTCGATATTGTGCTCGCGGATCAGTTTTCGATTTATCCGCTTTGCCCACTTCTTATAGTTCCAGAACCCGCGAGGCTTGTTGTGCAGGTACTGGGCAATCCTGAACCAGAAAACGTAGTGGTACCGTTCTTTGGCCAGAACCCTGTTGATCAGGGTGCTCAGTTTTACGCTGCCGTCTTCCTTGGTAGCAATTTCCTCCTTCAGGTAAGCGCACAGCTCCTTGAAATCCCTCATTTATCTTTCCGAAATATTGGCCGATTGTGACGGCGTTAATCATGAGGCGGATTATGTCAGGGCTGAAATGGTATCGATACAGATCGTTATGCTTGATCGCTATCTGGAGAAGTGGTGGGTTGGAAAGAGCATCGCCTTCAGTGCAAGCAAGTCAATTCAGGGAAGTGCACCGTTTAATCCATGAGCCGCGGCGGTAAACTCCTGGCTCAGACCGCCGGCCCATTCGTACCTCGTCAGATTGACTGCGTTCATAATTCTCGACCGGGCAGGTTACTGACTAATTCAAACTTTCTCCGGCGAATACTTTTTGCCTTGCAGGACAGCAACGAATGCCGAAAAAACCACCCGTCGCCCGAGAGGCCGCCACCGCTGCCGACATCGAGCGCGCCATCCAGGCCTTGAACAAAATGGCCGAACGTCTGTGGGGCGATGGTCGAGAAGCAGAAGCCAAAGCGCTGCTCGACGCGCTGGATGCCTTGAACCGGGCGCTCGACCGAATCCGCATCGGCGAGAGTCGCCGAGCGGTGACACTTCATTGAGTCTCACGGCTTGAGAATCAACACGGGCTCGCCCTTCTTCACAACATAAGTCGCCAACTCCGAGCCCTTGTCCGAGCCAATGTTTTTGGCGATATGCGCAACCCCTTCCGGGATGAACAGCGAGTCACCCGCCTTCAGCGTCACCGGTGCCCTGCCCTCCAGTTGATATTCGAAAGTGCCGCTGATCACGTATGCCACCTCGACGCCCGGATGCGCATGCCTTGGTGAGGCCACGCCGGACTCGAAATCGACCCGCGCCTGGATCACTTCGCGATCCGCAGCGCCGAGGTCCTGGCGAACCAGATCGGTGCGGCTAAGTCCTTGCTGCCAGCTCTTGGGTTGCGTGTCAGCGGCGTGTGCGATGCCAGTCAGGGAAGCGAGAATGGCGGTGGTTGCCAGAAAGAGTGGACGGCGCATGATGTAGCCCTCTTGTGCGTAGTGGTGGTGTGACCTCTACTGTGTGTGGGGCATGTAGCGTGGATGTGTCGTGAACCCGTTGTTTGTTATTGGCATGTGTATCCGGTGGGGATTGATACACGCTTAAACAAACCTTTCGCTGCTTTGGCACTGCGCCAACAGCCATGTCCTCAAGGCGACGATTTTCTTCGAGTTGGCGGTTTCATGGGGCGTCACCAGATAGAAGCCCAGATCATCCTTCAGGCGCAAAGCGAAAGGCGCCACCAATCGTCCGGCTCGCAGGTCATCGTCGACATAGGTCGAGCGCCCGATGCATACCCCCTGCCCGTCAACGGCTGCCTGCACCGCCATCATCGCCAGGTCGAAGGTCAGTCGCGACCCTTTGGCCAGTTTCGCTGGCTGATCCGCCGCGCTCAGCCAGGTGTTCCAGTCTGCGGCGGTCATGCCGCTGACTTGCAGCATCGTGTGGTTGGCCAGATCGGCCGGCGTCTGTAAGGCCTTCCCACCCTTGAGCAAGGCCGGACTGCACACCGGGAAGATTTCATCGGACATCAGCCAGTCCGCACGCAAGCCCTTCCAGTCACCGCGACCATAACGAATCGCCGCATCAATCCCGCCATGGCGAAAATCCACCAGATCGGTGGCGGCGCTGACCCGCACTTCGATATCAGGGAACGTCTGCTGAAAGGCCGGCAGGCGCGGCAACAACCATTTGGACGCGACCGACACTAATGTGCTGATGGTCAGCACTGTGTTGTCGCGTGTCGCGAACAACTGCTCCGTCGAATAGCGCAACTCATGAAACGCCGAGCGGATACCCGGCAAGTAAGCCTGCCCTGCCTCAGTCAGTGTCAGGCCGTCCTTGAGCCGCAAAAACAGCGACACACCAAGCTCCGCCTCAAGCCTGCGAATCTGATGGCTGATGGCGGTTTGCGTGACATTCAGTTCTTGCGCAGCCTGGGTAAAGCTCATGTGCCGCGCGGCGGACTCGAAGGCTCTCAAGCCATTCAAGGAAGGTAGTCTGGCGACCATATGGCGTTAAACACTCATGAGATTTTGTCATACGCTATCACTTGAAATGACCTTTGCGAAACGCTCAGTGACGATGGATTCTGGCGCCTTCTTTCAACAAGGATCTGCCATGAAACTGTATTTCGCGCCGATGACCTGCTCGCTGTCATCGCACATTGTGTTGCGGGAACTGGGCTTGCCGTTCGAGCTGATTCGCGTCAATAACCACAGCAAGCGCACTGCCGATGGCCGTGAGTTTCGCGAGATCAATCCCAAGGGATACGTGGCTGCCTTGTTGCTGGATAACGGCGAGGTGTTGACGGAGGGGCCGGCGATTCTTCAATACCTGGCCGATCAGGTGCCGCAGCATAAACTGGCGCCGGCCAATGGCACGTGGGAACGCTCGCGTTTGCAGGAGCATCTGAACTTCATCAGCAGCGAAATCCACGGCGCCAGCGCGCCGCTGTTCAACAATGAGATCCCGGAGTCGATCAAGGCGATCTTCAAACAAACCCTGTTCAAGCGCCTGGACTTTCTCAGCCAGACACTCGCCCCCCAGGACTATCTGATGAGCACATTCAGCGTGGCCGACGCCTATTTGTTCACCGTCCTGCAGTGGCTGCCGACGTTCAATATCGACATTGAAAACTGGCCGGTACTGGCGACCTACGTAAAGCGCGTAGCCGAGCGCCCAAGCGTACGCTCGGCCATCGCGGCAGAACAAGCCACGCATCCGGTCTGATCCGTGCCGATACGCAAACGGGCGATGTCGCCAATGAATCTGTAAACTGGCGCGATTTACTCGCTCAGACAAGGGATCAACATGGCCAGCCAAAACATCACCTTCACCCCGGATCCGGACGCAGACTCGATTTCTTCCGACGTAGCGACCTTCGCTGGGATCATGGTGTCGACCCAGATCCCGACCCGTGCCGATGGCAGCCTGGAACTGGGTGGCATCACCGAGCAAAGTGAGTGCACATTGCAAGCGCTGAAAGTTGCGCTGGAGCGCGCCGGCAGCTCGATGGATCGGGTCATGCACTTGACCATCTACCTAACCGACATGGCTGATCGCGCGGCATTCAACGAAGTTTACAAACGCTACTTCGCCAAGCCATGGCCGGTGCGTGCAGCGGTGGGTGTGGCCTCGCTGGCGGTTGAAGGCATGCGCGTGGAAGTCACCGCGATGGCCGCCAAGGCCTGAGACTCACTGCACAACCCCTTGTGGGAGCGAGCTTGCTCGCGAAAGCGTCAGTTCAGTCTCCATTGATGTTGAATGTCCTGCCGCCTTCGCGAGCAAGCTCGCTCCCACAGGGGTCAAGGTGACAATGCCCTGTGCCATCGGGCAGCACAGGCGTGCCGGGCGTGCGTTTCACGGGTAGAATGCGCGCCTAACCGTGACAGCCTGACTAAAAAAACTATGTCCTTGCCCAAGCATCATCTGGAATTGCTCAGCCCTGCCCGCGATGTCGCCATCGCCCGCGAGGCGATCCTGCACGGCGCTGACGCCGTGTACATCGGCGGCCCAAGCTTCGGCGCGCGCCACAACGCCTGCAACGAAGTCGGCGAAATCGCTGAACTGGTGGAATTTGCCCGCAAGTATCACGCGCGCATTTTCACCACCATCAACACCATCCTGCACGACAACGAACTGGAGCCGGCGCGCAAGCTGATCCATCAGTTGTACGACGCCGGTGTCGACGCGCTGATCGTTCAGGATCTGGGCGTGATGGAGCTGGACATTCCGCCGATCGAGCTGCACGCCTCGACCCAGACCGACATTCGTACGCTGGAGCGGGCGAAGTTCCTTGATCAGGCCGGTTTCTCGCAACTGGTATTGGCCCGTGAGCTGAACCTGCAGGAAATCCGTGCGATCGCCGACGAAACCGACGCCGCCATCGAATTCTTCATCCATGGTGCGTTGTGCGTGGCCTTCTCCGGCCAGTGCAACATCTCCCACGCGCAGACCGGGCGCAGCGCCAACCGTGGCGACTGCTCGCAGGCTTGCCGCTTGCCGTACACCCTCAAAGACGAAAAGGGTGGCG